TTACTGGACGACGGAGAACTTACCAGTGGCCGCTATGGAGCCTGCTTGCAGACTACAGAGATAGCTTCCGGTCGGTAGGCCACCCACTGAAACGGAGACCGGACGGCCACCCAATACCACCGTGGATCGCTGCACGAGTCGTCCGCTCATATCCGTGATGGAGAGAAAGCCTTCGCCAGCGGCATCGGATGGTGGTGTGATGCGGAGGGTGCTGCCATCGACAACCATCATGAGAGGTGTCGGCGCACCGGGCTCGGGTACGGGTAGGGTCGGACCGATGGCGCGGCAAATAAACTGTTTGGGTATATAGTAAAAGTTGTTATTGACGACATCAACGAATTCACGGTTTATCCCCATTGGTTCGCCAAATAGCATGATTGGTTCATTGATAAAGCACTCCGATCCAATCATTCTTTCTATTTGGAATCGCCGAGCAAGGACAGCAATGGTACGCTGATTACGAACCTGATGCAGAAGAGCGCTTTGCTGGTCAGGGGAGATAGTCCAGCGTGCAAGAATGTTCCAGCCAATACACCCACACACATCAGAGGTATTCTCCGGACACTCAAGCACCACACTACGTCCGCCCGTCTTCACATTCAATCCCAGGACTTTTGCTAGCCGTAGTCCCGGCTTCTGAAGATCCTCACCAAATACGAGGAGCGTATCGGAATCCTTTAGGCGGCACATCGGCCCGTACGTCGCCAAGCCCCACTTGTTCAGTTCCTGACCAGTCGTAGCATCAAGTTCGACGGTCCAGTTGCCGAACTCACCGCCCCACTTTCCAGTACCGACATAGATGCGCTGGTGCCATTCGTCCATGAATACATACTCGATCAGGCTATTGAATCGTTTGATGGTTTCGCCTGTCGTCAGACTACGAAGTTCATAATCCTGAGTATCACTAAATCGAAGTAGCAGACGATCAAGTTTCGTCGACATCGCCATGAAGCGAGCCTGTTCGGTCTTCTGCCACAGAAGGCGGCCATCGGCAACGTTGTAGAGCAGCGTGGTCGATGCCGTGCTTTCCGGCGTGATCGCACCTGCCATCAAACAGAGTGTACCATCCGGGCTACATCCTAGCGACGTGGAGCCGATGAATCCCGGCAGGCGTCGCCGTTCGATTCCTGTCATAGGATCGACGACGAGAACGGCAGTATCGGGCCGTCTTCCGAGGAATACAACATTTGCCCCATCAGGTACAGCGAAGTTGGCGATACTATCCTTCGTCCACCGGATTGGCCCGATATGGACGGCCGCGTCGCCGTCCTGTGGCGTAGCCCCTGAAGATGCCGTCAGCAGTACGATAGCACCTAGGAACCCGAGTAATTTTGACCTATACACGATTCGCTCCTATACTCAATGAACGAGTAAGGGATACTGACACCCTTGCAGATAACAAATTTATGAAGTGGCAACCCGTCTGCTCGTCCGTTACGGACTGGTGTTGATTCGTTTTCACGAGTGGAAACCTAGGAGAAGATGATCCGTGGCTCACCTTAGCAAAACCTTTACTGTTTTAACGCCCTCGTTATTTGTGTATGCGCAGTGAATAAAGGGATGATGACAGGAGTGAAGGACTTGTTACCGTGCCAGCAGATGCGCACGCGAGGACGACGGGAGCAGGAGTTTGCCGATCGCACGGACACGTCCCTTTTCCGCCCCGTGCGGGTGAGGTTCCGATGTCGTGTTGTTGGTCCGCACGGGGTGAAAGGAGATAGCGGGGTAGGGGTAGTGTCTTGGAGGCGTCGAGCCATTCGTAGGCGAACAGCTCGTCGTCGAAATGTTCATGGCGCTGACTCATGTCCATGCGTATTCCGGCGATGCCCGTATAGGCTCGTTTGAGTATATACTGCAGCTAGGTCTTACAAGAAACGCACCAAAGTGAAGAGAAAATGCCTATTCGTGCCCTTTCTCTTCATTTGTAGCTTCTCATAAGTTCAGTTGTGTGGATTGTGGCAGATCGGATTGTAGTTCAGTGCTCTTCCATCGGGAGAACGCGTGGCGCACGTGAGGGGCTACTACTGGATGACGGAGAACTTACCAGTCGCTGATATGGAGCCTGCTTGCAGACTACAGAGATAGCTCCCGGTCGGTAGGCCAGCAATCGAAACGGAGACCGGACGGCCACCCAATACCACGGTGGACCTCTGCATCAGTCTTCCGCTGATATCGGTGATGGAGAGAATACCATCACCCGTGGCATCGGAAGGCGTTGTGATGCGGAGAGTGCTGCCATCGACAACCATCATGAGAGATGTCGGCGCACCGGGCTCGGGTACCGGGAGCGTAGGCCCAATCGCACGGCAAATGAAGCTGCCCCAGTAACTATTAGGTAGGTAGTATAGATTCTGATTAACATCATCGGCAACATAGGGAGCACCCGTCGTCAAGGCTAGCTGATCATTAAGATAACATTCGGCATTGTCGAGTTGTCCATGATGGAATCGTCGAGCAATGACTGATCGATCATTGAGTCCACGAATACGTTGTAGAATCGCATTCCCACCGTCTCTATTCAGAGACCAATGGTAAATATTGATCTTAAAGCAACTGCACTTGTCTGAGACATCCGCAGGACATTGAATAATGGGGCCCCGTCCTCCTGTTGCAATATTTAGAGCCACTACTTTTGCTAGCCTAAGGCCCGGTTTCTGCATATCCTCCCCAACAACAAGGAGAGTATCGGAATCTTTCAGGCGACACATTGGCCCGTACGTTTCCAGCCTCCACTTGTTCAGTTCCTGACCAGTCGTAGCATCAAGTTCGACGGTCCAGTTGCCGAACTCACCGCCCCACTTTCCAGTACCGACGTACAGCCTGTTGTGCCACTCGTCGAACCATACATATTCCCACCCATCGAGCCACTTGATCGTTTCTCCTGTTGTCAGATCGCGCAATGCGCAACCGGCAACATCTCCGTCCTTCATCAGGACGCAGGCACGTTGCAGCTTCGCAGAAATGGCCCACGCTTCCGAGCTTTCATTCCATTCTCTCAGAAGCTGGCCTTCACTGCTATAGAGCAAGGTTAACGTGCGTCCGTCGATGCTTCCCCCTCCCATGAGACACAGCATACCATCGGGGCTACACATGAAGGATGATTGATCCTGGACATATCCGCGAAGCCGTTGCCGCTCAACACCCGTGTTTGGATCGACGACAAGGATGGCCGAATCTGGCTTGTTAGCCAGGAATAGGACATTTGCAGCATCAGGTGCGGCGAAGGCACCGATACTGTCCTTCGTCCACCGGATTGGCCCGATATGGACGGCCGCGTCGCCGTCCTGTGGCGTAGCCCCTGAAGATGCCGTCAGCAGTACGATAGCACCTAGGAACCCGAGTAATTTTGACCTATACACGATTCGCTCCTATACTCAATGAACGAGTAAGGGATACTGACACCCTTGCAGATAACAAATTTATGAAGTGGCAACCCGTCTGCTCGTCCGTTACGGACTGGTGTTGATTCGTTTTCACGAGTGGAAACCTAGGAGAAGATGATCCGTGGCTCACCTTAGCAAAACCTTTACTGTTTTAACGCCCTCGTTATTTGTGTATGCGCAGTGAATAAAGGGATGATGACAGGAGTGAAGGACTTGTTACCGTGCCAGCAAGAAGCATACTTGATGAAGAACAAGCGGGCAAGGAAAACACTCAAGGCGAATCGGAATGACTATGTGTTTCGTTGGTCTTATAGCTCACAGTCGCGCTTGCTGAATACTGTGAAACGTGCAATGCAGTTCTTAGGCTTGGACGTCAAAAGGGGTTTCCACACCTTCAGACGGACTTTCTGTGATCGATTGCATCAAGCCGACGTCGAAATGTATACCCGGCAGCAACTCCTACGCCATAGGAATACTACGACGACAATCAATTGTTACAGCTATACGAATGCCGAGCGTCTGGCCAAAGCATTGGACAACGTCGAAAAGAGAAAAGGACAGGAGGTCAAGGATAAGGTTCACAAAGCTGGATAGCTGGTTGCACGTAGTAGTCAGATTCATGCACCTACCGGATCGTATCTGTTGGGTGTTTTTTGTATCAGGAAAGGCGTTGATAGCAACAGAATGTATGGGCGGAAGGAAAGATGGCTAGCTGATTTCTGCACGGAAACTGCACGAAAGTCTATGCTATTCTATGTATGGTTTATGTCAATCTAAGCCATTCTATCTGCTGACTCTGGATGCTCCCCGATACGCAAAAAGCCGTATCCCATCAGGGATACGGCTTGTAGCTTTGAGCCGATTGCCAGACTTGAACTGGCGGCCTGCTGATTACAAATCATGATGCTTCGGGCTGGGCAAGAATCCTTGAAACCAAGCCACAGAGCCAATGGATGGGCATCAGGGCGCGATTCTGTGGACCCCTCGATCTGACGTTTGATCCGTATTTGACCCCAATTTGACCAATACTAACACGACTATCATGGCACGACTTTCACCTGTTACGGAACGATTGCGAGACGCCTGCGTCGAGTCAATAGACCGCTTGCTCAACGCAGGAAAGGCTCCGACCATCAAGGCGGCTGCGCGGGTGATATGGTCACTAGCGCGGCAAAAACATCAACAAACAGGCTTTACCTTGACGGATTTTGAGCGGTTCTACTGGACGTTGTTAGTCTGGTATCGAAAGAGTAAGAATAGGCGAGACGATAGGTCGAACCTGACAGAATAGGAGAGCCAGGTGTAGCCGCACTGTTGGGGGCGAACAATTGTCGGCGCCACACATTCGCAAATCTTAACATTCTGATTCATAAGGGCTTAGGATTGGGGCGCACCTTCCCAAGGCTTGACGGAACCGCGATGTTCTTAGGCAGAGCAAGGTAGATTCAAAGTGATGTGGTAAGTTTCCGCTCATTGAAAGGAATATTATCATGTCTACCGACCAGGTTCCCGATTCGGGGCAGCAGCACATCGACTTTGAGGACTTCCGTCAGGAGAATGGTGCGCCGTACTGGTGGGGTAGCGACCTGATGGTAATGCTTGGTGTTGATCACGCTGAATTCAGGAAGGTTGTTAGCAAAGCAATCAAAGCATTCATGGCTGCGGGGATGGAGTGGACTGAGGATTTTCGCTCATATGATCGCGATGGCACTACGGATTGGAAGTTGAGCCGTACAGCCTGTTACATGACTGTAATGAATGCTGATTCCTCACTACAACAGGTTGCAAAGGCCCAACTATACTTTGCCAAGATGACAGAGAGCTTCTTGGCATTGGAAGCTCCTGATGAGATTGAACGCATTCTAATTCGATATGAGCTTGGGGAAGCAAATAAGTCTCTGGCTCCTACTGCCCGTAAAGCCGGGGTCAACGACTTCGCGAGGTTTGTCAATGCTGGTTACAAAGGATTGTACAACATGTACAACCATCAGCTAGCAAAGAAACGTGGGATAGAAAGCAAGCGTTTGATTGACCACATGGGACGGACGGAGTTGGCCGCAAATCTTTTTCGTACTACAGTAACGGAAGAGAAGATTCGGAATGAGAAGATCGAAGGACAGATAAGATTGGAACAGGCGCACACAGAAGTTGGCCGGGACGTCCGAGAAATGATCCAAAGATCAACGGGCCGCAACCCCGAAGACCTGCCTGTACAGACGGAACTGCCCAAAGTCAAGAAAGCGTTGAAGGCCACGAACAAAACGTTGAAGGCACAGGATAGTAGCAAGAGGACAAAGGGAGACGAGTAGAAGGCTATAGCTGTATATGGAAGATACGGTCCCTCGAAAATTGATACAAGGTATTACGCTTGTTACTACCTACCTTGTTGTGTCGCTGTTGTTCGCTGCCTGGTACCAGCATATCTACGATGGCGACCCGTCACTTTATGTTGTTAACAGTACACTGATCGTTCAAAAGCAGCGCGAGTCCATCGCAGCAAAAGAACAGGTCGAACGTGACTTCGCATCTGACACTCTCGAAGCATTCTATGACTTGAAGCTACTACAGTTTACACGATACAAGATTGCGACTGAATATGATAGTCAACGTATCGGAGGGCTACTACGCAACAAAAGTGGCACATGCGCTTGGGGAATCGAGAACCGTACATTTGGCCGTGGGACGCTTGATTGTGAGTTCCAACGAATACGAGGCGCTATTAATGCGGGCGAGCTTCTTGTGACTGTCATCAACGACAAGGGAAAGACCTACTCAACGAAGGTGACCATCAGAACCTGGTCAAAAGCAGGTCTCAAGAAGTATCGCACGATAGGTGAGTTGCGTCAGTTCGCGCTGGAAGGACTTGACAAAAGGATTCATGAGCGGGAGGCTGAATTGTCTGAAGCACGGCATCCAAGCAGTACAGACCTTGGTGCAATTCCAGAAAGACTTGGCTACTGGGATTTCCTGTACTTCAGTCTTGGTGCGATGTCTGGCATGTCGACGTCAGATATCACCCCGCTGGATACGACAGTTCGACAGGTCGTTATGATTCAGCACGTTGTAAGCGTTATCCTGACGGCCTTTGCGGCATTTTTCTTAATCGACAAAATTGAGAAACGCCGTCCGAAGTAAAGAACGGCAGGATTCTATTAGCCAATAGTGGGTGGTTATAGTGTAGTTCATTGTTCAACAGTAAGGTCATAGGAGATACACAATGGCATTCGTACAGAACAAAGGTTGCATTCGCACGTTGGAACACGAGGCGTTCAACGCTATTCACAAGCCGGGTACGAAGGTGCCGTATTCTGGCATTTACCAATGCCAGGGTTGTGACAATGAGATCGCATCCAATGCAAATGGTAGCGATCGATTCCCGCCGGAGAATCACCATCAGCATACTCCCGAACAGGGTGCTATCCGATGGAAACTCATTGTAGCCACTAAGTAGGCTCCGACTATGTATAGGCCTTTAGGTAGTAGATTGGTGTAGTATGCCCTTCATACATAGTAACTAGGTATTGATCAATTACACATGGTCAATCGCATGTGGAAGATCAATATTCCACACTTCACTATGATAGGCATGGTCCAATAGTATGTGGATGCTTATACCTTCCGCACATTATTGGAGATCTATTTCCTTCCATCCTTGTACAGGGTAGTACATGTATTACGTGATCATCCGATTATCATATGACAGGGACATTCCCAGTGTCTACGTCCGCAACCGCGTTGCGGCCGTTCTCAAGGACGTAGACGGCGGCTCGTTTACGAACACGATGTCGGGTACGTGGGAGAAGAGAGTCAAGAAGGCCAGTGACGCCCTGGCTGCCGTCACAGAGGTATCGGGCGTACTGAAGCGAGCTTGCACTTCCAATCCGAGTATACTCGATCACCTATGGATCATGGTCGACAAGCAGGATAAGGAAGGGAGAAAGAAGCCCGGAGCGAAGAAACAAGTGGCGAAGAAGCGACGTGCGTGAACAGACCTACAGGCCCCACAATACCGTGCTACCAGAGTCGTATTGAAACCGTAGGAAGCATTCCCTAACCATCCCGACAGGACGAACAATGGCACGCAAGCGAGCTGCAACGGAGAAAGCTGACAAGGATTCCTCCCAGGGAATACCGGAGGAACAACTACTTCGGCACACGCCGATCGATGCGAGCGGCTACGACCATATGGAACACTCTGTTCTCCGCGCGCACCAGAAAGGGAAGGGCGGCATTGTGCATGTCCCATACTCGGCCAAGGACGACCACGGCGGGTTGACCTTGCCGTAGCCCTGTAGGCACAGGAACTTCCTCTATCTTCCTCTGCCCCACGGTGACAACTCGCCGTGGGGCATTGACTTATGCGGACGACGGTATGGCGGCTCTCTTTCCCACCCCTCATGAGTATATGGCGACGCCACTCGATCCTACCATAGAAACCCAGCTTTCGGGCTGCTATCGCGTCCGCATCGCAACACGCAGGCGTGACCGGATCATGGAGGAAGAGCGGCGACGCGACCGGATGCTTGCCACACTCGTGCCGGGATATGCCGCAGAACCTCGCCGAAGAATGCGTCGGAAGTAGGACGGCCAATACCATTGCCGCCCTTGCCAATGCCCGTGAATCCCAACGCCTGGGATATGCGGTGCATCGCCATACGGGAAGTGACATGCTTCCGGTTCTGAACGGTCTTCTTGACGGCCTTAGATCGGGCGACGTCCCAGGCGAACAGGAGCTTGCCCGGAAAGCTCTTCGCAATCCCCTTGTCGTTGCGGCCGCCATCAGTGCGTTGCCGGGTGCCATTGCTGGCGGTCATGCCCCCGAATTCTCTCCGTACGCGGATCTGTTCCTGGCTCCAGAGCAGACGCAGGAACAGCCACCGGCGCAGAAACCGACACAGAATGCGCCGCAGCCGGAGAGCGGCAGCCCGTCGGATGATTCATCCCATGACACGCGCAGGACCGAGACGCAGGCAGGAGCGGACGCCCCGCCTACACGCCGCATCGGCGGCGGCCTCATCATTTGCGCTCTCGCCATCGTGACCTTCCTCATGTACCGAGCCATGCGGTGAGCTACTACGCATCATCCCTCGGCAACTGCCTCGGCCCATCTCCCAGCGGAGAAACGAATCTCAGTGGCCTGCCGGAAACGGCGTTCACCCTTCGGTTCGGCTCTGCGCCGCCGTATGCCGATACGCTGGAGAAGGCCGTTCAGCTCGTCTACGTGCGCAGCAACTACAACCGCAACACGACAAACAACCGGGGAAGCCTGCCGGGCTTCCCGACGGAATACTACAGCAAGGGGTTGGTACAGGACGTCATGGACCAGTACCGACGATTCTCCGGTACGGGCACGGCCGCGCACCTGACGACCGTGACCATTTCGACTCCGGCAGCGGCAGACACCTACGGGCAGGTGACGACGGCGCTCATGCCACGGTATCCTGGGGCCAGCGTCGAGGTGACGAGGGCAATTCTCCGTGACTGGTTCTATGCGACGATCGATGGCAAGTCGAAGCCGTCGCTTCTGCTTCCGGCGGCACAACGCTATCCGACACCGGGCGCACTGGCAATGCTGGCTCTGGAAGACGAGCAGCGGAAGGTACAGGAGCAGAAAGCAGAGCTGGAGAAGGAAACCTTCTTTGGCCGTATCGGTGCCGCCGTTACGAATCTCTTCAGCGCGCCAGGCGAGCTTGCCAGTGCTGCGACGACAACGGCCAAGGTCGCAGGCATCGGCGTTGCGGTCATTGGCGTCGGCGCACTCGGTCTCATTGGATGGGCCGTTGCTGGCAAAATCAAGCAGTTCGACGTGAACCGCGCCTACGGCGAGTCGCAGAGAACGGCACGCACGATCGGCCCCGACGTCGCCCGCGTTGCCGTGACGAAGGGGCTTGCTGCATGATCACGGCCCCTACGTCCCGCATTGTTTCACGCACGCCCGTCACTCTACTCGATGGACGCACGGCAACGCTGGTACGCGAGAAATTGCCGCCAGGCGACGGAGGCGTCCGCAGGACACTGCATATCATGCGGGACCTCGCGCGTCGCGATGCCGCAGACGATAGGATTCGCTCCATCGTACGACGTCATCGCCAAGGCACTGCCGCCGGTACTGCGCGCGCTGCCGCCTCTGACGCCTACCTTCAGGAGATCGCGTCGAAGCACCGAAAAGGCTCCAGCCGCGAGACGGCGTATGCCCTGTGGCAATTCATGGTCCGGAACTTTCCCTATGTCGCCGATCCGGATGACATCGAGCATGTGAACGCGCCGGTATACACGCTGACGAAGACCGCGCCCTTTCCGTACCGCGACTGTGACGACCTGACGTGCGCCTACGCCGGACTTCTGACGGCGGCAGGGATTCCGAACAGATTCAAGGTCATCGCATGGAGAAAGACCAGGCCCCCACGCCAGTATACCCATGTCTACAACGAATGGTACGACACGGGCACCCGCCGGTGGGTACCCGTCGACATCGTCATGCAGCGGGATGGGTGGAACAACGAGCGAAAGCCCATCCTCCGCAGTGAGACCTATCCCGTCTTGAGCCGCACGGAAGTCGGAATGCGTGAAACACTCAGCGACGGGGCAGTGGGCGCCGCGATCGACTACGAGGCGATCGGCAAGGATATTCTTACGCGGGCGCTCCCGAAGCCCTTCGGTCAGGGCGAGAACATCGGCAAGATTCTCCAGGAACATGCCGTTTCTATCTGCCTGGGCAGCGTCAAAGCCCATCTCTATGCCCATCGGTACAAGCTCATGGCAATTGCGGGAGCGGGCGCACTTCTCTTTGCGACAGCAGGGTACGTAACAGCGATGGCAACGCTTCCGGAGCGCGCACGCAGGAGGGCGGCATGATTATTCAGTATCTGGCTGACGGTCCCCAATTGCCACGGGCGATGGACAACCGCTACGCGTTCACGCCGATTCCAGGACTCGGCGCAGCAGCGAAGCCATGCCGAAACTGTGGCCGTGGCGACGTCAATGTGAACGTCAACGTGAACACGGGCAGCAATGCATCCGTGGGGTCGTCCAGACAGCACAGCGAAAGCGCGCCCCCCGATACCATGCCGCCTGTCGTGCAGCATGTGGAGCGAGAGACCCCGAAACAACAAGACGTGCCGGATGTGCGGCGCATTCTCCGGGAAGAGCTGACACGTAGCGGGCTTGGCAAACCATCGTTCGAGGGTCCCCAACGGCCCCCAACAGCCAAACGTCAGGTCGAATATCGCCCGGTCTTCATTCCTCGCGACCGGATCGTCGAGAGAGTACAGTACAAGCCGTTCAATGTCGTGTGGGATCGCCTGCGGCGCGTCTTCACGAACCGCGACGTCATGCACCCCGTTGACCGCGTGCGCACGGTTCCAGCAGCCGCAGTACGGCCATCATTCGAGGGAACGGCGCGCCGATGATGGGAGCCATGACCATATCACCCAGGCGGCCTACGGCGAACGCTCCGCTTTCGGACCTTTCGGACCTTTCCCCGATGGCCAGCCTTATCGTCTGCGTCGCCCGGTCGTATGCCGCGACGCGCTTCGTCGAATCGGCGAAGAACAACCGCGACGTCTGGACCGATGAACTGTGGAGCTGCTACCATCCGTACGGCAACTACGGCAGCTACTGCGTTGTCGGCGCATATGCGATCATTCGCACGGCATTCGACCTCGCGGCACGTTCCGGCACGGCCTGTATTCACGGTTTTCCGACACGCCCGGCGGCGGGATCCGGGAATCGCGAACGCACGCTCTACGGCAACGTCTACAGGACGCTCATGGAGATCGAGCGCGCGGGCATCGTGCCGACGGGCCGCGAGCCGGAAGTGGGCGCAATGTTCTGCCGTGCGTCGAACGACGCAGGCCACAACCATGCGGGCATCGTCATCGAAACGCCGATGACGGATGCCCACTATATCACGACGGTCGAAGCCAATACCACCGTAAGCGGCGGAAGCGGAAACCCTAAAGCCTTCGTGACCGTGACGTACAGCCGTGCCGCGTATGAGCGGTATGTATCCCGTCCGTTCACGAAGTCCGGCGATGCGGCGCGGAACTACGCAGGCGCGGCCATTGCAGGATGGCGGTTCGTCTACTTCCACCGCATGTGCAACCTCGCGGCCATGCCGGTCATTCCCGAAGGCTACAGGGCGTGTCTCGGCGTGGACATCGTCTGTGAAGTATCGCGTCTTCCGGTGCCGAGCCCCCCGGCGTGCGACATCATGACGCCGCCCCCCGCTGCGCCTGATGACGACCAGTATCAGGACTGGCAACTCTTCAGCAACGTCTATCCTCGCACGCTGCCGAATGGCACCGTGCAGACGCGTCCGGGTGCGAACGACGCCCAGGTATCACCTGACGGATGTTGGGTCAGGTACAAGCGCGGCGTCTCGCTTCTGCCGCCGGACGCCGCGCCGCCCACCGACGCACCGCCGTGCAAGGAGACGTTTCTTCTGAAATCGGCGTGCGACCCCCACGACGGACAGGGCCCACGCACCGTCCTGCGGTTTGCGACCACGGACGGCGTCGTGACGCCGCAGGACCTGCGGGACTACGGCGTATGCGAAGCGCTCATGTCCTCGGTCATCACCCGTAACGATCATATGGGACGCGGCTACAGCCAACGGGCAAAGGCCGTCTACGACTACGTCCCCATGATTCGCCTGGATAACTGCAATGCGTTCATCCTCAGCGAATCGTCGGAGATGTTCAGGATCTTCGAGCAGTTCTCCCTATGGGGCCCCAATCCCCGTATCGTCAGCATCGACCGTACACGATTCTCGGATGGCACGGGCGGCGGATGGGCCGAGCGGCTTGGCCGGTGGCTGCATCCGGAAGGACCGAAGATGTTCTTCCCTGAATCTTCACTTGACGGTGTCCTCGACCGGCAAGGGTCGTACTACGCCATGTACGTGCTACGGGGCATCGGTTTCAACCAGAAGCGTCTCGACGCACGGGATCCGTTCTACAGCTACAAGTTCGGCGACATCTCGGAGAACGGCTTCGACATCAGTCTCTTCGATCTTCTCCTCGAATGGGACAAGCGTGCGAAGGACCGTGCGGGGCAGAATCTTGTCATCGTCTGGCGCGGCGATCCGATCACGGTATGGGATGCCGTACGTGGCCCCTTGCGTGTCATCTCCGGCCTCATTCCAGGCGTGGGTCCCATCTTCAACGTCGTGTCGACGACGATCGACACGATTCGCGCGGCACAGGGTACGGCGATCGACGTGGCGTTCACGCTCACGAACGGTATCGCTGCGGCTCTCGGCTCTGGCGTCCTGGGTGAGAAGCCCTTCGGTGTCGATGCCAGCGTGTTCCGCGACATCCAAAGCACGTCACAGCGTGCCAATGCCGTCTACAGAACGTTGCAGGCAAGCCGTGGGCAAAGCGGCCTGCAGGCGGCTCTTGCCGTCGCACGGGAGTTCGGGCGTCAGTTCCCGGAGGTAACGTCGGCGGTGCAACGCGAGTTCGCCGATGAAGAACGCTGGATTCGGAATGCCGCGTCGGAAGTGGACCGCTGGTGGAATGGCGCGCTCGGTGACGTGCGCTCGACGGTTCATGGCATTGCCGACAGTTGGTCGGCGCAGGCGATGGGCAGCCTCATCAGCCTTCAACAGGGCGTGGAATCGACCTTCGCTCATCTCGTCGCCGATGCGACGTCGATCACCAAATCGGCAACGCAGATACCGTACGTGCAGGAACTTCTTCTTACAAAGGCGTCCGCCTCGCTTCTTGCGCTCGTGCCCGGAGTCAACAAGGTCGCGGGCAACATCCTGAAGGTCGCCGACATCTTCCGTCAGGACGTAACCGATGCCGTCGTGCATTCAGCCCTGGCGGGTCTTGCTACCGGCAAACAAGTGATCGATGGCGCGTTGGATGGCCTTGTCCTCAGTAGTCTCCTGAACAAGGCCGATGACTTCGCACGCCGGGGCTGGGACTTCTCTCTTCCCATCACGATGCAGAAGGACAAGGCCGAGTGCTTCGCCCATGAGGTGCGTGTTGTCACGGGCCTTGAGTGCTGCACGCCGAAGAAGTATGTCTGCGGCTCGTGCGTTGACCCGAAGACGCTTGCGCCGTGTCCCCCTGAACAGTACCGCGACAGTGACGGTTGTTGTGTCGAGCGGCCCGTACTGCCGAACAGCGGCGCGGACGCCCCGGGCACGACGGGCGGAGGGGAACGTACCGGCACGGGACCAGGCGTAGGCCCTGGGGCGGGGCCAATGGGCCGGGATGACCAGGGTATCCCTCGATATGATGGACCGATCCCTGCTCGTGGCCCTGACGTTCTGCCGTCCTGCATCCGTGTCACCAGCGGGGTCTACCGCTACTGTCCGCCGCCATACTGCGGCGTGCGGCCGGGAAGTGAGGCAAGGCCCGTTCCACAGACGCAGGGAACCGAACAAGCGACGATTCAACTGACGAACAGCAATGGGGGGGCCTTCGAGCTACGGGCAACGCGCAGCGTTGGGACTCTTCAGTGGGGACAGTTCGAGGCGCGTGCCATGCAGCCGTCCGGCAATGGCTGGGTTCCGTCGCCAACGATGTTCCAGGCGGTGGACACGCGCAGCATCATCGCGGGTACCGTCATGTCGCCGGAGATGTTCGAGGCGATGCGCGTGGGTCAGCGGGCTGAACCTGTACGCGCAGGGCTCTCGGACATTCAGACCTTGCCCGGCGGCGGACCGCTTCCTGCGATCGAAAGAGCGATGCAGCAACTGGACGTGCCATCAGGACCGAAGGATGCGTCTACACTACCAATGGATGCGCGCGAGAGTGCGGTGCTTCCTTCATGCACGGTCATGTATGAAGCACGGTATTCGGACGTCCCGTATCCGCAGTGGCACGCGCTTATCGGCGCGCGCTGGACGGAGATCGTTGACTGTTGCCCCCGGACGGATGACGGATGCTGCCAGGAGACCAGCCGTGAACTGGCTGAGCTTCGCAGGGCCGTCGGCGAGGCAACCGCCGAAGCGCGCCAGACACGGACGCTCGTGACGGCAATACGTGAGCAGCAGCAGGCTATGAGTGAGCAGCAGCGAAACCTGTCCCTTGACGTTCAGAAAATCATGGAAGGGGTCTTGCGGTGCGGCGCAGGTGAGAAGGTCGACGTCAGCGACATCCGGCGCGACCTGGCGTTCATCCGCTCACAGCTTCCCATGCAACCGACGCAGTATGACGATGCGGCTCTTCTCGTCCGCATCGGTGATCTGGAGCGTGCCGTCCGTGAACTACGCATTCCGGGGACGTACGACGATGCCGCGCTCCGGCGTGACATCATGGACCTCAAGCGCGTCGTCGAAGCACGGTGCCAGCAGTGCGAGACGCGGAACTACGACCCTCGGTTCGACAGCATCGAGGCGATGATCCGTGCCATCGTTCTTCCGCCGCCGGTCGTCCTGCAAGGGGGAACGCCTGCCGTGCAAGCAGCCGTTGACTACAGGCCGTATTTCGAGAGCGTGCAGCGCACACTTGCCGAAATCCGGACAGCGACCGGAACGAACTACGACGAGACGTTCCGGGAGCTTTCCACGCTCATCGGCCAGATGCCGAAGGTCTGCCCGTCGTGCCGGGACATTGACCTGGCTCCTATTCTCGCGGTACTCGCGCGCATCGAGCAGAATACGCTTCGGAACTACGACAGCGAGTTTGCGGCCATACGACAACTCATCACGGCAATGAAGAACGACGGCGTGCGGGACTACGACGCACGCTTCGACGAACTGGAACGCCGTATTGCGGCGATCCGCGTAGCGGAGTCACGCGATTATACGGACCGCTTCAGCCGCCTGGACACTGCCCTGGACGCTATTCGTACGGCTCTTCCAAAGGGCACGTATGATGACTACTTCACGGCGATCCAGCGGAGCCTGGACGCCATTCTCGTACGCCCATCCCAAGACACTCCTGCCGCCGGTCAAGAGAAGGCAGCGCAGAACTGTGACTACAGGTGGGACGAGGTGGTGCGCCTCCTGGGGGAGATTCGGACGCTTGCGTTCTCCCGTGAAGGGCCCGCACGGGCGGACTCCTTCGCGGCCTACATGGCGACGCTCGAAAAGTTGATCGGCGAAGCCACAACGCGCGTGACGACCGCCGTGGACTATCGCTACGATGACGTGACCCGCCTCGTGCAGGGCCTGCGTGCGGAAATGGCCTCACGGCCTGACTGCCCCGTGCCGCCGACGGACCCGCGCCTTGACGAGATCACGCGCCTTCTTCTGGAACTACAGTCGACGTCGGCGATGATGACGACGTCGATTCGGAAATCGCAGGAAGATCTTACGCTTCTGCGTGAGAATGCCGCGAAGATGGACACGGCGTATGCCCGGCACATTGACGAACTGCGGACGGCAATCCGTACGACAGGCGGCACGACGGACATCCTGCAAGCTCTCGAACGGGCGCAGGCCGAATGGCGGTATCAGCAGGCGAGATACGAAGAAGAGATTGCGGGACTCAATCGGCATCTAGATGACGTGCGGGAGAGTATGCAGAAGCTGCCGAGCAGTAGCCTGCCGCCACTTCGTCCTATGCCGCCCACCGAACCACCGTACAAGCCCACCGAACCACCGTACAAGTCCACCGAACCACCGTACAAACCCACCGAACCGCCGTACAAGTCCACCGAACCACCGTACAAGCCAGGGACACAGCCGCCACCGCCTCGGCGTCCCGTCGAGAGAACGCGGACGTATGAAGGACGGGAGTGTGAGGATTGCCCAACCCTGGTCGAGCGGCATGAGCGCTATGTCTACGGTCCCTTACCGGCAGGCACGCAACGCGCGAATGACGAATGCGAAGAACCTTGTGCGTGACAAGTATGATACCCTGCGAATGATGAACATGAAAGGATGACGACATGAACATGACCTACGGCACATCACTTCAGAACCGAAGCCTGTATCCAGGGCTCTCCGGTCTTGACATGGACTTCCAGAGTATCCTGGAAACGGGTGCGAACCTTCTACCTGACGGCGTGCAGCGTACGGGACAGGACATCATCGACAGCGTCAAGGCACCTGCCGAAGAAGCAATCCGCACCGTTGCCGGTGAGCGTGTTCTGGAAACCATCCAAACCGCAGCACAGCAGGGCATCGACGCCGCACGCCAGGGCGCAGGACTGCCGCCTGCGACTACAGGAAATACCACGTCCGGCAGCACGCAGACGACTGCGAAAAAGGAGGCCACCACGAACGCTTCGGGAGCAACCGAGGCGGCGGCGGCCGTCGCCGGAAGCATCATTACGCCGTGGGGCATCGGCGGGGCCGTCGTGGGCGGCGGCGTGACCTACGCTCTGACGGGACGAATGAAGAAGCCCCCGAAAGGATTGCGCCGCGTTGTCGCCTCGGCCCTCGTCGGTGTTGCGGCAGGTATCGTTACGGGCATGGTGACAGCGAAATGACAAGCGCATCGCCCTGCGAAAGACGTACGTCACAGATCATGAATCCACCTGAAAGACAGACATGTCAACGGCAATAGCACCACGACGCACCCCGGTGAGGACACGAAGACCGCTCCTCATAGGGACCGAACGGCCGCTTCCCGTGAGGGCACGCAGGCCAGGGGCCGGGCGTCTCAGCACGCTCATGTGGACCGGTATGGACAACCTCAAGATCACGACGGCAACGCGTCCTGCATGGACCGACCATAGCCTTGCTGTCGTCGGTGGTCTCATGTACGTCACGCTGCCGACGGCGATCGAAGCAGGCTTCGGCGTTGACCTCACGGGATGGAAGGGGTTTCTGACATCGGTCGCGGCGAACCTCCTCCTTGGCGGCGTGTTGCTGTCGCCTGCGTACATGGCGGGTACTCTCGGCGCGGCGATGGCACATCTGACGTATGCCAAGATCCAAGACCCCTTGTTCCTGAAATACCTCAAGAAGTACGCCTATCGGTTCGATCCGACGATCGTGACATCGAGCATGTCGGACGACGCGCCGCTATTGCCCCCCGGTACGGTTCTACGGACGGTCGCCGGAGAACAGATCGCCGCATTCCCGCCTAGTCCGTCTGCCGCGTCGGTGGGCATCGCTCAGCCTACCACAATGATTCAGCAGCCTACCGCAATGAACCAGCAGCCTATGTCAACGAATCAGAACGTGCCTCCTGGCACGCTTACCGATGGATATGGACGAACGCTTTCCGCGCCGCACCTTGCCGACCAGTATACGCCGAAGCGGGCGCGCGTACGCGCGCACTACAATCAGCCCTTCAATGCAGGATGGACACATGGCATGACATAGTGTCCACCCGACGACCCTGATACACCGTGCGAACGATCATGTGGCATCATGAACGATCATGAAGTAACTGAACGATCAAGCAGCATCCACCGCGTGCATTGCCCTTGCACCTGACAACAACCTGCGCTATTGCCCGGCGCATCTCTTGACATGGGACTCTTCACGGACATGGGACGACCGTTTTCGCTATCCCATTTTTTTCGAGGAGTTCTTTCATGACCCAAGCACAGATTCTTTCCTCCAACCGCGACGTACGCGCGGCAATGGATCAATATGGCTATGCCGAGGATGACGAGAAGGTAGCTCGTGCGCTCAGGATCGTTCGCTCGACACACTACTTCGCCGCCGGTGAAATGCTGACGAGCAAGAAATTCTTCCAGCAATCGATGATCGACGGCGTCGGCTCCAACTACGCATTTCCGCAGAACGAAACGGCGGTCGACATCATCGGTCTGAAGATCATTCACGGCTGCCGGTTCGCATCAACACCCGTCGACATCCAGAACAAGATTCAGCAGCAGTTTGAGTTGAATTCCGACTTCAGTCTGACGTACCAACGCCGTCAGGACCGTATCGCCGGGTCCGTCTCCGAGTTCGTGCCGCACATGTTCGTCAACAACGGCGGTGCCTTGGTAGCGGTCGACAAACCCAATACCAACCTCAATAACGGCTTCTTCATCCTGCCGACGCCGCTTCAGATCGCGGCTAAATCATCGCCCGAATGGAATCTCACGATCCCGTCCGGCTTTGCCCTGGGTGCAGCGAAGAATACCGGAGCCGATGCCGATCCCGTGATCCCTGGACAGGCGGGGAAGACCGCTTTCATCATGCTTCAGCTCATCATCGAAGAGAAGTTCGTCGCACAAGGATGATCCTGGTGCGACGACTGGACATGTCCTCTTGCTGGCGTTCCCTTTTTCGCGTCCGCATCTCCGGCATCCCCTGATTCCGTGCGCGTGGGCGCAGGCTGGTACTACTGCCAGTGTGCAGAAGCGCGTACGGGATAGGCCGGAGAGAATCTTCACTTACCAGAGAAGCCATGTACTTCATACAACCACCACCGGGCGTGCAATGGGATGCGCCCTACAGCTACGTGAAGCGAGCGACGATATCTGCGCCTGGACAGAAAGCAACGCTCACGATCAACGTGGACAGTGACCAAGGCGTATGGATTCGTCGGCATAGAATCACGGCCTTCTATGTGATGGGCGGCAACCTCGCTCGCATGGTGCCGACGACGGTCGCACAGGACCGTCTGGAAGTTTCCGTCAGGCGCGGCAACGGCGTCCTCAACATGGACAATCCGATGGACGTCCACGACTGGAATGACATTCCGGATGACTTTCTCTTTCCTGGGTGGACACTACCACCGGCAACGGTACTGACGGTCGACGTCGGCCACGTTTTTGTGGGTGCGGCCAACTTCGGCGTCCCCATCTGGCTCACGCTCAGCCTGTCAGGATTCCGTATCGGGAGGGGCGCGTGATGCTCTCCGACTGTCTACGTCCGGAAATCGTCCGCGAGTACCCGCATGTGCGGGAGCTGCTTTTCATGTCGACTGTCGACGCGAATGAGGAGTATAGCTACAGCCATGTCGCCAATACTCCAACGGGCTATGCGGCGGAGCTGGAACGCTGCGCACAGTCGTCGTCACAGGTGGGCACAGGACTTGTGCAGGCGAATCCGTATTCGACACGCCTCATGCCCGTATCAGTGCAGGACGACGTCGTGGGCATCGACACGGGCGTCATGCTGGAACAGGCGACCTTTATCGGCTACGATGCAACGCTCTCCGGATCGCCGCTTCAGAATGCAGCGAACAACGCGGAGATCATCGCATCACAGGCGTCGCCGACGGACGCCTACGTTGCGTCCCACTTTCGCTTTGGTATCATGGGGAACTGGCAGCCAAACTACTGCCGTCCGGAAATACGCATCGACGGCGTTGCCATTCTCTCGATGGGCGACAGCCAGGTCGTGAACCCCGCAACCGAGACACGCGCCCACCTGGGCCATATGTCGATCGGCGTGGCACTGCCGTACACGGTGCATTTCTACCGCGAGATGGACCGCGTCAGGAACATCGAAGTGTTTTGTCCCCTGGGGCAACCGATCCTTTCGTCAGCGGAGCCCACCGAGAAGATCGTGCGCTATCCGGTCCTCTGCATGATGCGGTGGAGGACACGATAACCAATGGAGGACATCCCTATGGCCAAGAACGTGCGCGACGTGCGCATCAGTAAACAGAAGCAATACCTCTTCGGTCCTATTGCACGTGGGGCCGAACAAGCCGACATCGATCCCGGCGAGCTGGTGCAGTTTCTGACGGTATCCGAAAGCGGTATCAACTATCCGCGTGAGCATGACGGCACGCACTTCACGGAGATGGGTATTGCGACCTTCGCCGAGTACCTGAACCGGAATCCAGAGGGCCTACGCCCTGGCAGAAGGTTTTTCTTCTACGAGCAGACGGCGGATGGATACCGCCTGGTGCATACGGGCACGATGAAGCCGCCGAAGGATGCTCGCTCCGTATTGGGAGACGAAAAGCCTCATGCCGACCAGGAACCCGTGCAGGCTTCTGGTCAGCAGCCGCAGATCGTCGTCCATATTCCTGAAGACCACCGCCGGCCGACGGCTCCCCGCGTCAGCCTGGAAGAGATCATCGACCAGATGCGCGACGACGTGCGCTCGCTGCGTGCGGAAAATGCGACGATGGTCGGCCGCATGTCGGAGTTGCATACGAAGATCATCGAGGCGGACCAGAAGAGGCTCGTCGCCGAGAACGAACTCGTGCTTGCCCGTGAACGACATGAGCGTGACATCGAAGCGCTCAGAACCGAACATGCACGTGCCATCGAGACGCAGAATGCCCTGCACGCCAAGGACCTCGAAATCCTGGGCGGCAAGGCCATCGAAGAAGCACGCATAGCCCTGAAGGACGAGTCCTTGCAGGATGACGACGAATCGACGTTTGAGCGACTCATGGACTTCGTTGCCCCGTTCATTCAACCAGCGGGTGAACTGGCGAAAACGTGGCTCGAAACGAAGCTCCACGAGAAACGCGTCCGGCAGCACCTCCCTGCCACACCTGTCACGAATGGGCCTGCGCCGGCCACGAATCATGTACATGAGTCTGGTCAGCCTGCCGCATCCGCTGCGGCCGCAGCACCACAAGCCACTCAGTACCCCATTGTCCAGGACCCCATGATGATGTTCCAGCATGTGCAGGCATAGGACTACAGCGACTCACACGTACCACGTTTCACCTTCACAACGAGCGACGACACGATGATTGCAACCATCAACCAGGACGTACCCCAGGCTCTTCTGGACCTTCTCCAGGAGATCGATTACACGAGAATGTCCACAGGCGAGTACCGCACGGCACTCCGTGACCTCGAAGCGTATATCGATGCGAAGAGAATTCTCCCCAGACGGCGCGCAGCCGTGCAGCAGACGACGTATACCCTGCCGAACGCTGTTCCCGTCGAGGCAATCGATATGATCAACGGCTACGACTATCGGAGCCTGAAAAGCTGGCAGGTGAAGGCGGCCATTCCCTACGTCCGTGCCGAACTGCGTCGGCGCGGCCTTCTCACGTAACGCGCCCCCGCATGTCACTCGATACACGATACATTGGTCTGGACTCCGGTCTTGCGCAGTATGTCCCACCACCGGCAAGCGGCGGTTTGACGTCCGTGGGTCTTGCCATGCCCGCACCATTCGTCGTGACCGGAAGTCCGCTGACGGCAGATGGGACTATTGGCGTCGCCGCCCTGCCGCAGAGCGCAAGCAGCGTATGGGCCGCTCCCCCCGGCGGCGGCGTGCCCGTCTTTCGCATTCTCGATCCCGTAGACATTCCTGCGCTCGATGCGGCGAAGGTCACAAGCGGCGTTTTCACTACGGCCCGACTCGGCAATGGCGCGCCGAGCGCGGGGACCTTCCTGCGTGGGGACAGCCAGTGGGCCGCAGTGCCGGGCGCAGTGCCGGGCGGCGCACCGTCCCAGGTGCAATACAACGCTGCGGGCGCGTTCGGCGGCTCGGCAGCCTTCACGTTCAATGCCCCGACGGGACAGCTCGCACTGGCGACGTCCAATACCGGGAATGCGATGACGGTGTCGGCGTTGGGCCTCACGACGACGGGCCTTGCCGTCACGCGCAGTGCGGGCACGGCTGCCGCGATCATGGCTACAGGACCAGCACAGACGGGAACGAGTCTTCTTACCGTCAGTGTGACGACGCCGGGCGCACTTCTGGATGCGGCCCTGGGATACACGGGAGCGTATGGCGATGCCGCCGTCGCTGGCATCACGCGAACGCCCTCCCTCATAGGGGTCCTTGCCGCCGCACAGATCGGCGACACGAATACGGTGCAGACCCCGCTTGTTATCGGTCACGACACGACGGCGTTCGCATCCATTGCATCGGGCTATGGTGTCGGCACCGCCTTTCGTCTTCGGACGGCGACGACCTCGCCCATCGCCGGACAGCACTATGTGTCATGGCTCGATCCGGCGGACGGAGCAACGTCCTCGCAACACACATGGACGACGGTTCATGCGGGAGGACCGCTCACGGAACGTCTGCGGCTCTTGTCTGATGGCGAGCTTCGTATCGGAACATCCGTCGTCTACGTCGGCCTTCGTCCTGCGGCATCGGGCACGCCGACGTTCACGCTGCCAGGGGCGGCAGGAACGAACGGACAGGTACTCACGACGGACGGCGCGGGCGGGCTTTCGTGGACGACGGGATATGTTGACCCGCTCAGCATCAACGGCGACCTTCTCGTGCGCAGCGGCGGCGTGACGACGCGCCTGGCCATCGGCACGAACGGACAACACCTCGTCGTTGCAACAGGCGTGCCCACATGGCAGACGCCGACGGCGGGATATGTCGATCCGCTCACGACGGCGGGTGATCTTCTATACTTCGATGCGTCCACGACGCGCCTGGCGATCGGAAGCCTTGGTCAGTTCCTGCGTGTCTCCGCTACTGGACGTCCCGCGTGGCAGACCGTGAGCCTGTATACCGATCCGCTTGCCGTGGACGGCGACCTTCTCGTGCGCAGCGGCGGCACGACGACACGTCTGGCGATCGGCACGAACGGTATGGTACTGACCGTCGTTGCCGGTCTTCCGACATGGCAGACAGGCGGTGCCGGATATGTCGATCCGCTCACGACGGCGGGTGATCTTCTGTACTTCGATGCGTCCACGACGCGCCTGGCGGTCGGGAGTACAGGTCAGTTTCTTCGTGTCTCGGTTGCAGGACGCCCGGCGTGGCAGACCGTTGGCCTTTATGCCGATCCGCTCACGACGGCGGGTGATCTTCTATACTTCGATGCGTCCACGACGCGCCTGGCGATCGGAAGCCTTGGTCAGTTCCTGCGTGTCTCCGCTACTGGACGTCCCGCGTGGCAGACCGTGAGCCTGTATACCGATCCGCTTGCCGTGGACGGCGACCTTCTCGTGCGCAGCGGCGGCACGACGACACGCCTGGCGATCGGCACGAACGGACAACAACTTGTCGTAGCAACGGGCGCGCCCACGTGGCAGACGCCCACAGCAGGATATGTCGATCCGCTAAGCCTGAATGGCGACATGCTTATGCGCTCCGCAGGCGTGACAACGCGTCTCGCTCCCGGCACCGCAGGCCAGTTCCTGCGCATCTCCGGCGGCCTACCAACGTGGCAGACCGTCAGCCTGTATGTCAACCCGCTTGCCGCAGATGGAGATCTTCTCTACTTCAACACGACGACGACACGCCTTGCGGTTGGAAGCATCGGCCAGTTCCTGCGCATCGTCGGCGGGCTTCCGGCGTGGCAGACCGTAACGATCTATGCGGATCCGCTCAACACTAACGGTGATCTTCTCATGCGCAGCGGCGGCATTACCACACGCCTGCCGGTCGGCACGAACGGCCAACACCTCGTCGTGGCTGCGGGCCTTCCGGCGTGGCAGACCGTAACGATCTATGCGGATCCGCTCAACACCAACGGTGATCTTCTCATGCGCAGCGGCGGCGTGACGACGCGCCTGCCGGTCGGCACGAACGGCCAGCAACTCGTGGTGGCTTCGGGTCTTCCGGCGTGGCAGACGCCGCCTGCCCTGTACAGTGATCCCATGACGACGACCGGCGACCTCGTCTACCGCAATGGATCGAATGTCACGGCGCGCCTACCTGCGGGCGCCAACGGACAGTTTCTGCGCATCGGAAGTGGCGTGCCGGGTTGGCAGAGCGTCGTCATCTACAGCGATCCTATGACAACGATCGGCGACGTCATCTACCGCAACGGCGCGAACATCACGTCGCGTCTTGCGATCGGTACGAACGGTCAATTCCTCATCGCCTCGGCGGGCCTACCTGCATGGCAGACGGTCGCCTTCTACAACGATCCGCTCACGAGTGACGGAGACATCGTTGTCCGCATCGGCGGCGTGACGACACGCCTGCCGATCGGCACGAACGGCCAGACGCTTACCGTCGTCTCCGGAGCCGTCGCCTGGCAATAACACTATCGGCAACGATTCTCTTCATCACGAACAGTTCTCACCACAACACATACACCACATCACATTCCAGGACTACCAATGGCACGCTCGGCACACACCCTCGCAGAACTCACGGCGATCCGTGATGCGCTCACAACGCTCGGTAACATGGTCCTGCCGATCGGCTATCTGATCGCCAAGAATCTGCGCATCGTTCGCACCATCGTTGACGAGGCACATGCGATCGGACGTGAGTTCACGGAACGCCTCATCGAGGGGCGTACGCCCCGGCTGGTCGTCATCTCCGAAGCGACGAAGGAGGTCTTGCGCCCGTATGCCGACGGCGACGTGGTCGCGAGCGGTGAACGCGTCGCCTACAACCTGACGGACGACGACCGTCGTCGTCTCGCTGCCTTCGAGCAGGAAATGAACAGCACGGACCACGACGTCGAGTGGCACGGCATCGCCGAATCGCTCGTGGAGGCGCTCACGCTGCCCGGTAATGCGGTGGAGTGCCTTCTCGGCAACATCATCACGGGAAGCGAGCGGCGCAAGGAATGAGGCCAGAGCATGTATGACTTCGCGACCTACGACGCAAAAGGTCCCGCGCCCGGCACGCTTGCGCTATGGGAACGTGTACGACGCGAATGGCCGGGTGCCAGGTCCCTTGGCATCTACGTTGCAAGAACCATACGCGGCGCGGACCGCCTCTCCCTGCACGCCGAAGGCCGGGCCGTCGATGTCGTACCGCCCCAGGGCGCGCGGGACAGGATGGCCGAGTGGGCGCGAAGTAATGCGGAGGTATTGGGCATTCAGGAAATCATCGTCTACGAAACCAAACGCATCTGGACGTCGCTGCGCCCGCGGGAGGGTTGGCGGGAATACCGTGGACCGTCGGCGGGACTGCATCATGTACATATCGGGCAGCACCGTAAGGGGGCTGGCATCGCCCCCGGCGGGGTCGACGCGGCCGTCCTCACGGCCACGGCCCGCAACATCGCCGAGGAACAAGGATTCGTTTGGTGGCATGTCGGACTCGCCGCCGCACTTGCCGCAGGACTCTACTGGCATGAAAGGAAGCTGACATGAAACGCATCGACGCAGCAGGAATCGCCATGATCACCAAGCATGAGGGCGTGCGCCTGCGCGCCTACCAGGATTCCGGCGGGGTATGGACCATCGGCTATGGCCATACAGGCGGTGTCACCAAGGGCATGAAGATCACGCAGCAACAGGCAATTCGGTTTCTGGAGCAGGACGTCGAACGCTTCGAGACATGCGTAACGAACAACGTACGGTCAGAGTTGACACAGGGCCAGTACAACGCCGTCGTCTCGTATGCGTTCAACCGTGGCTGCGGCGGATTGCAGCGAAGTGACCTGCTCGGCCTCATCAATGCCAGGCGGTTCAATGAGGCAGCGAAAGCGTGGCTCGTGAGCGCCATTACCGCCAAAGGAAAGAAGCTCCGGGGCCTCGTCCGACGACGACGGGCGGAGGTAGCCATGTTCGAGGGCAAGACCGAAAGCAGCAATAAGGCCCTTGCCTCATGGCTCGTCTTCGGCGCGCTCAAGGCCCTATCGGGACGGGTATGACGGGACGGATGTTAGAGGCCAGGACGAATGTGACACACGTGCGAATGGAATGCTATGCGATCGCCGAAGGAATGGCTGCACGCCGCATGACGGATACGGACGCATCGCATGAGCGTCTTGTCATCTGTATGGCATGTCCGGACCTGAATGCTCTCAGCGCACGGTGCCGGAGATGCGGGTGTCCCGTGCGTCTGAAGACGCGCGACCCACAGGAACGATGTCCCGAAGGACATTGGTAGGATGGTGCCCTTTCCGGCGCTTCGTGGGCGTAGGAATACCGTGAACAACGTAAGGATGACTTGTCATGAATCGGTTGCAACAGACGCCACTGGAGACACTCATGGCTATGCGTGCATCGGCGCGTACTGCGCCGGGACAGAGATTTTCTCCGGCGGCCGTGAGAGCGCGGACGCTCAGCGATGATGCGCCCAGGGACTATGCCGCCGACGTCGGCAGGATGATCGAGTCGGCACGCAGCCCCGTCGCCATTGCCAGTGGCATCCTGGGCGGCGCAGGTGCGGCCTACGGCATCACTAGGCTGCGCCGCCAGCGGCCACGCTCCGCACTCGCTCGGTATCTCGTTCCTGCGCTTGGCGGCCTTTTCGCCGGAACGATCACGCATGGTGCGGCATCGTGGTTCCTCTACCAACGTTCACAGAATCCGATTGCCGATACGTCGGGTGCGGCCCAGCCGCCGAATCCCGCAACCGACCGGGAAACGGCCCTCATGACGCGCGCCCTGTATCATCCGCTTTCCATCGGCGTCGGAATCGGTACCACTGCCGCGTCGGGCTATGGTCTGTGGAAGTGGCGTAATCCGCCTGGACAGAAAAAGACCCGTTGGGGCATTCCCGTCTTCGGCGCACTCATCACGGGCGGGATGGCGCAGTCGCTGACGGCATCGATCGTTCGCCAGGCTCAGAACGATGGAGAGATGCAGCAGAGTAGCGGCCCCACACAGCTTGCAGGCATTACCGACTTTTCGTCCGTCGGTTCGACGATCATGACGGCGGCCGTGATCGTTGGCGTCTTCGGCGGCGCGAAGTATCTCATTGACACATGGCCTGCTTCCTGGCGCATGAGACGAAGAAGCGAACGAAGGAGCGCAGGCCGCACGCCGCGCCGCCTCTCGGATCATACAGGATACTCCAGGCAGATACGTACCCATGCACCTCTTCCCGTGGTGACACCATGACGACTACCCAGTCCCAGGACAATGACTCGGCGGCACCTCACCCTGTCTTCGGCATCGTAACCCTCGCATGTCTTCTGCTTGTTGCGGCAGGTACCATCTACGTCGTGCAGGGCGCAGCAACCGCAGGCGATCCGAAATAAGCATGGCGGCACCTAACGCCCTACACGCATTCATCCTTCTCTGACTACGAAAGGTACTCTCTCATGACGACGACATCTCTTGTTCCGACGATGCCCATGTCGCACCCCGACGCCCTGCCCCCGGCAGCGATGGCATCGGCATCACTGGCCGATTGTGCCGATTGCCGCAAGACGAGCTACGATCACCTTATGGACGACGCGTCCCCGTCATTCTGGCAGCGGCACGAGATCGATGGCAAGCCGCCGTATTCCCGCATGGAGAAAATTCTTGCGGGAGGAAGTGTCGCGGCTCTTCTGGTCGCCGCCGTTCTGCTCTCCCGAACGAAGAAGTCCAAAGGTTTGAGCGATGGCCGGTACGCCAAATCCCTGGGTGATGGCAGGTATGCCAGGTCTCTGGACGACGGTAGCTATTCCCAGGCACTGGATGACGGTCCAACAAAGACGCGGCGGTCTGGATCGCGGCGGCGCGCGCGATGAAGACGGCGCGAAGCGCGCGTGGCCGTGACGGACGGATCGACATTTCCACGGCAGCAGCCGTCGTGTCGATGATCGTTGGCCTGGGGAGTCTTGCCCTCTCCTGGTATCAGATGACCATCATCCGGCGGCAGACCATTTCCACGGGCAGCGAGGCTACCAGGAACAAGGCATAGCATGGGCATCGAAGACGTCGGATGAAGGGAACGCCGCAAGAGGACATCAAGCACGTTCCCATCACGACCCGGAGCCGACGACATGGCAACGAAACGCATAAGTGCGAAAGGCCGCACGAAACGCGCACCATCGCGTGCGACAACGCGCACGACGAAGCGTAGCACCACTTCCACAGCAGGGAAGGCGAAGAAGACCACGGCGCAGAAGAGGACAACGAAACGGGGTAAGGCGACGACCTCTGCCAAGCGCACCATAACGAAGAAAGCGTCGAAGCGGGCACGCCATGCCGCCAGGAAGAGGAAGGCGCCCAAGCGCGCACGCCGTGCCGCCAGGAAGAGGAAACCGTCCAAGCGCACGACGAAGCGTGTGCGCGTGTGCATGACTGCCTGATGAACGTTCACCAGGCAGGTCCATACTACCCGTTCCATACGCCGCAGCATTCACGCCGCAGCAAGCATGTTCCTTCCTTTCATATCTGTCACGAGTACACAATGCGTTCTCTTCATACCTCCGGCAGTCGCTATGCCGACGAACACGTCACGATCGGCGTGACATGTCTGGAACCACGATCCTCCGGCTCCTCGGTGCGGCACGCGCGTCGCCACACTACGCCGCCGAAATACACCACACGAACGCGGCGAACGGAGCCAGCAGAAGAGCGTCCACGGCGCAGTAGCGTGACCAGACACAGTAGTGGAACAAGGAAGACCAGGGCTACGCCGCCGCGAGTGCCATGTGAGGAACCACGCACCCCACGCCGCGAGCGGCGTCAGAGCCAAGGGCGTCAGAGCCAGGAGCGTCAGAGCCGCAGTCTCTTCCGCATCTTTCGGTCGCCGTGGCGCGAGCAGTTGGCGCGGCGGCAAGCATTCTCGAAAACGACGGCGAGAGGAAGCGGCCTCGGCGACACATCCCTCGATGGGCTCGAACCCACGCCAGAGCAAATCGCCTTCGTCAAGGCTCTCAACGACAAGTTCCGCCGCCTCATGTCTCCCCTGGGAGCAACGTTCCGCGCCTACTGCGGGGGCAAGGCGGGATACATGGTCCGCCGCTTCGCTCCCGGCTGCGATGAGGACGACATCCTCTCGCAGAACAAACCGATCGGCATGGGACCGAAAGGTCTTGAGACCTACTTCCAGAAGCACTACGGTTTCTCGTGGCCGGACTTTCTCGCGCTGCCGTCCAGTGAACTGACGGTGATGCTCGAAAAGGTCACGGAGAAACAGGCCCCAGGAGTACCGCGACCGACAGCCACGAAACGGCCTGCCGCCGCGCGGCCCAAGACGTCCAGGGCAAAAGCATCCAACGACGCATCCGGCGCATCGTCCGCCGCTGCATCAAAGCAGCGCGCGCCAAGGACGCCCAGGCGCGCGCAATCCAGCGCGCCCGACATGACCACGATGAACGTTGACATGCCGCGCGAAGCGGCAACGGAGCCGCTACCCGGCAACGCCTCGAACGAGAGTGTCGAAGACAAAGGACTGGACGCCATCGCCGAATCCATGCGTGAGCTGAAGGAATTGATTGCACAGTCGATGACAAAGAAGTAGCGATTTGATTCAACCAAAGGACATAGGACGTCAACAATGACTCGCCATGAAACGCTCGTTCGCACATTCCGGGAACTGGCCGCGTTGTATCAGCACGCCCGCATGAGCGGCCATATCGCGCTGAGTCTCTGGAACACGATCGATGCGCAGTTCCATGTGTTGGGTGAGCGCCTGGGCATGTCACGCGCCGACGTGGACGCACTTCTGGATGCGTCGCCGCCCGCCGCTCGTGGGGCAATCATCACGGAAGAATCGTCTTCACCGGCAGAACAAGAAACAGTAGCGAGTGCGCCCGAAGAGACGAGCGGATCTTCGTCAATACCATTCGTGCCGGACATCATTCCGTCAGTTCCAGGCAAGGCATTATCCGTCGCAGACATGAAGCTGGCCCTACGCGGTCATGAGGAACGACACATCTGGCTCCCCGTCGGCACGACGGGATGGGAGATGTTCCAGGAGAACGACCGCGCGGCCACGCTGCACAACACGGAGCATCAACCCAAGTGGGAATTCGGTGGCTATCTCTACAAGCGAACGGTACCTCAACACGTCGTCCACGGCATATTCGGATTGCGGCCAGGTGCGCTGGTCCTGGGAACGAACGGCGACGCACATGGCCGGGTTACGATGATTCCGTCCATTCTTGGCTCGATGACCACCCTCGGTTCTGAAGCCTTGAAGATGAACACCTGGGAGCCGTCCGATGGTCCCCGTCCACGGCAACTCACGACATACGACAGGAACGAGACCTACGCGAGCTATGCAGCCTGTCCACTGCGATATGTCGTAACCCCAGACCAGGACTCTGCATCAGGCTCCGAGTCAGTGCAATACATGGTCGAACATGACACGATCGTGGAGTTGCAGGACGACGACGGAAGTCGCATCGTATGGAAACCCGGGAACGGAGAAGAGCGCGTTGTGGCAGTGCGGGAAGAGATCGTCCGTGCCGCCTATGATCGTCTCGGCCTCGAAGAGGCGTGTGGAAAAAAGCCGAATGTCAGGCTCAGGGACGACGCTTCGTGGGACATGCCGGACCCCGATGACTACATCGCGTTCGTCGTAACACACGCACGGCTTCTACATGTGGCGTGGATTCTGCAAGAGTTGTATTCGGTGTGGTCCGATGCCCAGCGACTTACGTCCGACCTTGCCTTCGTCAAGCGGGGCCGCCAAAGGAAACTGGCCCAGAAACTGGCGCGGGAGCTTGAAGATGCGGAGAAGACCCTCAAACGGGTAACGGTGGACGATCCTTCTGCCTACTCGTTCCCACGCACGTTGCAGACCCCTCGTCTCTACCGGCATCTTCTCTATTGGGTCGTCGCAATGGCGGAACTGCGGTGGCGGCAACCCGCCGTATTCGCGACCGTCTGGAGTGAACTGACGCGTGGCTACCGGACCGATGAGCGTGGGTTTCTCGCTTCTCTCAATCCCATCCATGCCGAAGGTGAGAGTGGTCGGGAGCCGCCGGCTGACCTCAGTACCATCCTGGCACCGATCATCGCCACGGCAACGTCGCATACGCCTCCTTTGCAGCTCACGCAGGAAACGGATACCCGTGATGGATCGCCGCTATGGGTTGCGCGCCTGCCGGACCGCATCAGCCGGGGCGACTACGAACGCCTCCGGGATGCTGTCCGTCCATTCGGCGGATACTGGTCATCCTACAAGAAGGGGTTTGCTTTCAAGACGGACCCAACAGACGACCTGCGCTCGGCGGGTCTTGCCGATGAACTGTCGGCACTTGCCCGCAGCGCACGCCTGGAAGACGGGGCGTCTGCGCTCGGCGATGACACCTCCGGCACAGCGCGCCGCAAGCACATGTTGGGCCTGATGTTCAAAGACCTCGTCGCATTCTTCGCCGCCGCCCTCTGTGCCGGACAGATCAGCGCCCATCTGGAACCGGCGATCGATGCCAGGTTCGAGACGATCGCCAAGGCCATAGAAGAGGACTATCGTCTGCGGAAAGCGCAGGAACTTGATACCTGTCGCCACGAAACCGCAGCAGGTAATGAGGGTGATCACGACAGTGATACGATTGTCGTACCGACACAGATCATCGATGCGCGGCCCATGATCGAGCAGCCGATCGGTGTTTCGGCGTTCATCCGCTATGGCGAACCCACCATTCTGGAGCAACTGGCGAATGAGGCCAGTGCGGAATGGGAAACCAGCAAAGCGGAGATCACCACCGCCGAGCGTGTGCCGGACACATGGCAGGCAGGGCGTGAGGCCTATCTGGAATCGATTCGGGAAACCCTCCTGGGCCTGCGTGAACGCCGCGACCTGGCCTACCGGCGGTATGTCTCACTCCGGAATCGCACGGAGCTATCCGCCGATGTGGATCCCGACATCGTCCAGCGCGTTACCGATCGCGGCACGGAACTGCATCGGCGCTATGGCGGCGTTCTCCCGGCAGAGATGCGGGAGAAGGCTGCCGCAGAGTTCACAAGGCGTGCCTATGAAGGACGGGCCTATGAACACTATCCGACGCCGCTGCCCATCGTCCGGACGATGCTGGACCTTGCGGACATCCAGCCAGGGCAGCGGATACTGGAACCCTCGGCAGGTGAAGGCGCCATTGCCGAACAGATACGCGCCCGTCAGCCGGATGCCGCCGTGCATGTCGTCGAGTACGACACGCTCCTTTCCGACGTTCTCCTCTTGAAGGGATTCAATGTCACGACAGGCGATTTTCTTACCTACAACAGGGACCGAGCCCTTCAGTTCGACCGTATCGTCATGAATCCACCATTCGACCGAGGCATCGACATCAAACATGTCTATCATGCCTACCGAATGCTGAAGGACGGCGGGACGCTCGTGGCCATCGTCTCCGGCAATGCCATCGACGGTAGTGATGAAGCGAACTATCTCTTCCGTGACTTCGTGAAGGAGCGCGGATCCTGGCGGCTCTATACTCCGTCGGAATACATGGGCCCATCCGGCAAACTCGCGAACGGCCGGGTGATCGGCATTGTTATGGCAATGCTCAGCGTGACGAAACCCGCAGGCGACACGTTCGGAGTAGCCGTAGGAGCGGCTGTGGAAGCGGACGTCAAAGCAGGCAACATCGTCTACGATACGCAGGGCGCACAGGCATGGGAGATCGTCAGTGTAGATGTAGACCTTGGAACCGTTGCTCGGAATATCACGACGGGTGCAACACGCACGTTCTCTGGCGTACTCCGCACGGGAGGGCGTTTCGTCCTGCAACCCGACATGGAACAGGCGCGCCGTCTCGTCACAGGCGCGGCAGGCGACGCGCCTCGTAATGCCGACGGCACCATCCAATTGCCGCCACGTACGGATAGGGTGGACACCGAGATGCAGCCCCTTCGCATTGTCACCTCACGTCCTGAACTCATGCCGCCGCCGCCATCGGACGCGCTCTATGACACGGAGATCGCTTCGCGCGTAGCACTCACCCCCGGTCAGCTCGAAGGCATCAACCGCGCACTCGCGGGAATGTATGGCCCGTCCAGGGCCTTTCTCCTGGCCGACGGTACAGGGTTCGGCAAAACGTTCCAGCAATTGGTCGTCGCGGCGTCGGTCGTGCGGCGTGACCGCAAGCCCGTTGTCATCATCACGAAATCGCCGTCGATCATCACGACGTCGTTCTATGATGATGCAAAGAAGCTCGGTATCGTTGTGCCGGAGGATCGCGGCAAGAAAGAAGCAGCCAACGGAACGAAGCCCGGCATCACCCTCAGACGCTTCACGCGGATCGAAGAATTGTCGGAAGATCTTGATGCCGACAGTATCTATATCTGTTCCTACCATATGTTCGGCCTCTGGAAGGGCGACCAGCAGGAAGCGCGTATGCTGCGGGAGCATGTGCAGAATGTCGTGCGAAGGATCGAGGCCGACTTCAGTGAACGCCGCAAGACGATACAGGTCAACGTAAAGAATGAAGCGGAGAAGGCGCGGATACTGGAAGCTCTACGCGCCGAGGAAGCATCCCATCCTGACATCATCCTCAAGCACACCCTTGAGGATCGTGTGCGGGAGAAGAACGAAGCCACCTTCGGTATCGTAGGACGGAAGCTCGGCGCCGTCGTCTGCGACGAAGCGCACGCCTTCAAAAACTACGATCCTTATGACTTCGAGGACGGCTCGAAGCAGGCATACCGTGGCATGGTTCTCTTAGTGAATGCGGCGCGTACCATGCTCTCGACGGCCACACCCGCCGACAAGGTGGAGCATATCCGGTACCTGCGTGGCCTCAATGTCTACAAGACCGAAGGTCAGTATTTGAGGATCATGGGACGCCTCGGCTTCTACTGGAAGGCACCCATCTATCACAACGGCGAGCTGGTCGAGCGTGGTCGGTTCAACCGTGATTCGAGGATGCCGCCGGAAATGGTTCTGAACAACATTTCCAGGCTGTTCGAGAACCTGACGATCGCCGGTACGATGGTGAAACGCGAGCTGTCACTGGATAATTTCTCGGCCTACAATGTCATGATCGGTGGTCAGGGTGCGCATCCTGCCGAGCTACTCGCCGTCCAGCAGGCAACGAATATCCTCTCGACGATCGAAACGCGGCTCGGAACGGAGAAGAAGTGCAAGGCCAGCATCATCAACGAAAAGAAGTTTGCGCTCGAACCCTACAAGATTCAGAAAACGATCGAGCTGACGACGAAGGAGCTTCTGGAAGGTCGCCAGGTCGTCATCTTCTGTTCGCTCGTCAATGATTCGGATTCGTCGTCTACGGGAAGCCCCTGTTCCGTCGTACGGAAAATCTCGACTGTCAACGTCCTGGCCCGTGAACTCGGCAATCTCTTCGGTCAAGACACGATAGGGTTCGTCACGGGCACGCGCACGAGTACGCAGGAAGTTCTTGGCGACGCTGTGGACTGCGCCGCGTGCCAGGACCCGGTGCCGGAGCGGTGGTCCTGGCTGGACGAAGAGCATGAACGCAAGACGTTCGCCGCGCTCACAGGCGAGGCGCCCGCAGCACTCGGTGATGCGGCGCAGAACCGCCGCGCCGATGACATCAGAGCGTTTCAGGCCGGAACGAAACGGATCCTCATCGCCACACCCGAAGCGGGCGGCACAGGCATTTCCCTGGATGATACTGTGGGGAATGCTCCCCGAAGCGTCATCATCATGACGGCCCCCTATTCATCCGTGGAAGCCGTGCAGATCATGGGGCGGATCAATCGGGCGAAGACCAGATCGCGGCAGCGGGTATTCTTCCTGTGGGTCAACGTGCCGGTCGATAAGCGTCTCAGGGACATCATCGCCGCCAAACTCCGGGTCCTGGGTGCTGCCGTCCAGGGCGAAGTCAAGAACGTCAGTGTCGAAGAAGCCGAATTCGCCAGCGCGGAAAATGTCCAGGAGAACTACGACCGGCACAATATCGACAAGGATGGTAAAATCCGGGAGCATTCACTCTTCCATGCGCAGATCATCCGTGGCCTGGAACTGCCGTCGCACGTGCCGTTCATGTTGACGCACAAGGAGACGCTGACCGACGAGCTGGATGACGAGCACACGAGTCGGCGGCGGTACGCTCCCATACGGCTAAGATCTGAACTGGCCGCAGGAGGACGCCGTCTGCTCCTGGACTGGATGGAGCAGCACAAGGACCTCGTTGAACAATACAGAATCGTACTCAACACCGACCGTTATATCGGCCCGTATCTGGAGGCGACGTACAACGAAGAACTGTGGCAGGTACTCCTCAACTTCATGAAGCCGGAGAACACACGGCTCATTCGCACGGAGGCGCAGCGTTTTTCCGTCGGTGACCGTGTTATGGCTGCAACCGACGTCATCGAGGCCGACGTACCCGTTGGCGGGCTGGGCACTGTCACGCGCGTATGGGAACGCAAGGTCCGGCGTCTGGATCGCGAGTCCGGCAAGGTCCTGACGGATGAAACGGGGCAGATTCTATGGGCCATGCAGTACGACTACATGGTGGAATTCGACAACGGCGAGCGGGCCAACAATCTGGAGACGTGGGAGATCACGCCAGCGGTTGCATCTCTCCCTGACGGCAACGAGCCCACAGCCCTCGGCGATCGCCTGCAGGTCGCCGAAGGCCGAAGCCCCCATGCCGCGACATGGCCTGACGGGCCCCCGGCGACAGGCGCCGATACTCTCTCCACTTCTGCCGAAGATCTGCGTGAGGAAGAGCCGGAGCCGCCGAAACCCCTGTCGCTGGGCGACAGGATGCGGACGCTCAGAACAGGTATCCATGAACGCGTGAGGCAGCAGAACAGAAGGCCACGGAGATCATGAGAAGTGCCACGGAGATCATGCCAGCGGGCCGCACGGCACTCCTCATGACCTTGAGGGACCTGCATGGTCTGCCCTACGAATGCCTGCGCCTCGCGGAGAAGTGGAAGGGGTTTCTTGGCTCGGTCCCTGCCGATGAACAGTTCACGATTCTCCTGTCAGGACCATCGGGGACTGGGAAATCGACGCTGTGCCTGGAGCTTGCGCGCGAGTTGTCGCGATTCTGTGAACTTCTCTACGTCTGTGCCGAGGAACGCATCGCTTCGGGTACGATCCGGCAGCGGGCGCGCCTTCTGAAGGCCCACCGGGGCAGATCGAGCAGGCATATCTGGATGTTCGACACCAATGCCATCGAGGACGTGCGGCGGGAACTGTCGAAGGGCATCCACGGCGTCGCCATCATCGATTCGGTCCAGGAAATGGACGTGCCGGATGCCGAGGTATGGCAACTACGAAGCGAGTTTCCGAACGTCGTCTTCATCTTCGTCGCCCAGGTGGACGCCACGGAGAAACGTTCTCGTGGTTCGGGGATGTGGCCCCACCGCGTCGACATCCGCCTCTGGACCGAGCGCGACAAGGACGGCAGCCGCTGGGCAACGAACGTCAAGAACAGGTACGCGCCGACGGTGCAACGCCTGTTCCTCTTCCGTCCTGCCGCCGCCATGCCAAGCGTCCGGAAAACCAGGCCGACGTACGCACAGATCATCGCCGAGCGAAGCAAGAATGGAGGACGGATATGGAGCAGCACCGTACAGAAGAAACGCGCATCTTCTTCGGAGACATCGAAACCAAGGAGGACGCAGCGGAGCGTTACCGCACTCTAGCCATGCAATGGCACCCGGACCGGACGTCCGATCCGGACGCGACGATCATGATGACGATGATCAACACCGAATACCGCGAATGCCTGCGGTGCCTGGCAGCCGGGACATGGGTCCAGCCCGTGAAGAAGCCGCCCCCGAAGCGCGCGGCGCGACAACCCGCTCCGCGCGTGGCAGCAAAGCGCAAACGGTCATCGAGTAGAGAGGCCGCCAACGCGCCCAAGCGCGACGTGAGCCGCCTTATCGACAAGGCGGCGGACCTGACCCTGGATGCCGCCAGGGTCGTCATCTCGGCAGCGACGCGGTCCATGAAACGGAAATTCGGTGATTCGCCATGATACCTGGTGAGCCATATCGCTTCTGTCAAACCGCCATTCCGCCAAACCGCCACGTGGCGGTTTGGCGGAAATGAATCGCTCGCAGAGAAACAGAACCCCACACGTGACCAACATGCAGGGCTCTTTCATGGACCGCTTCCATCCGCTGATGTGCGGTTCGCGGGAAAGGTGACGGGAAGCGGCTGGTACCTATTCGTTGGTGAGAACCGCCGTGAGTTTCAGTAGCCCGTGGGCCATCTTCGGCCGTCCATCGCCGTCAGTTGGCTACACAGCCAGCGACTATTCTAATGGAACATTCAGCGGGACCGATGGACAGGTGCTTTGTCATACACCCGGACATCGAGCGGGCTTGTGGTTGTAATCGTCGTACTGGCAAAGAGACTTGTCAGGACAGCGGCGATAGAAGCCGCAAGGCTCAGTATGGCGAGACCAATAGTAATCTGGTGTGCTTCCTTTGCATGACGCTCGGCACCGATGGCGCGTTGCGCCATGCTGTCGTATTCCACCTGATGGCGGGTCCTGAACCCGTCGTCGATGTATTGGTCAAGCGACGGAAGGGCAATGTATAGTTCATAGCGGATGACTTCACCTGATGGTAGTATCCGACTTTGTTGCCTTAGATATACGCAGGCATCAAAGAACCGGCGGGGCGCTCCGTGTATCGGGTGCGGTGTATATGCCTCGATGCGAATATCTGGCACAAGAATATCGGTACTCACAAGGATAAGATCGTGGTCCATGAGATACCGGACGAGCCCATGAAACTCATGTACGATACTCAGAAAGTCCGTGCTCGACGAGAGATGCTCGTCATTGAATCGATACCACTGCTGCCTATCCATATTGTCGTCCACAACCACACTAAAATGTGGACTGTCATCCTGGCGCACATTCGTCGCGTAGCTCCGAAGAAGGTCGACAAAGCCGCGAATTCTTCCATCCTTGATCGCCCTTACTCATCCTTCCTGTGTATCGGTAAGCATAGAATCTGTCTTGGTTGTTGATAGGAATCCGGCTACGGTAGACGCTAGGAACGGTTCTCGAATCCTGATTGTGAATAGACCCGGGATTCAACAGGCTTGCATAGACGAGCATGAACATACGGATTCTGAGCGGCCGAGGTTCTCCCACACGCCTGCCTAGTAGATGCTCAACTGGTAGGATTCCGGCCCCATGTGGATGACGACATCCGGATAGCCACGACCCACTCCAACAGTTCCTATGCGATTCTCTTGGATAAGCCACGCAAGATGGTCATTCCAGCGTTGAACCACTGTCATGGGCATCGTGCCACTCCGGAATCCATAGATACGGGCAAGCATGACATAAACCCGGTCCGGAATACTGGTCCGAAGCACACTGTCCATACCGTACCGTACACGTATTCCCATTTGGACGATCCGTTCACCCGACGTGCGCCACGCGACGTCGAAGGTGTCACATCTGACGATCAGGTTACCGTCACGGGTAGTATCGATCCGGTCCATGCTCACAATACCATTCAGAACATGCTCAATGGTCACGTTCTCAAAGGTCCTGGTCTGCGAGGTGACCGTGAATGCCGCGCAGCACGTGATGACAATGGCAATTAGGTAGCGCATGGGACGTTCCTGTGACTATGACAAGGACTTACAACGAACGTAGGGTCCTGAAACCTACAACATAATACTTTAAGGAAAGTTATTCCTTCTGTCATCGCTCGTCGTTTCTATGACGAGCCACCCGCATGACATGGATATCAGCCATACAGCGATGTGGTTGTAGAATGGGTTTGCGGGGGATCACCCGTGTAGTGATCGATTACGGTATCTTGTCTCTGTCCAGGTGTGAGACATATGGGAGAACTTCGGGGGCGAACTCACGCAGGACAGAAGACCCGCATGGCGCAGGCCATGCGGGTCTCGTCCGGATTCCGCTGGGCCGCTAATGTGCTGAAGCGGCTGCGAAATAGGTGTGCGGGGGCTCACCCATGTAGTAGCTTTTCAGTAGCATAAGCCTGGCGCAGGTTCACCCGCGCCAGGCTTATGTCGGTCGTCAGTGCACGACGGTCAGCCTGCCGGTCATGACGATACCGTCCTGGACGACGCGCACGGTATAGACACCACTGGCGAGTCCCGTCGTCGTGATCGACGCGTATCCGCTTCCTGTCACGACGGGCACGTCTACAACACTGCCGCTTGGGGAAATCACCTGTACGGTCATGGGTTCGGTCGCCGTGAGGTGTTCCATGATGCTGGCAGGCAGGATGACGTTGGCTTCCGCCGTTGCCGGATTGGGTGCGATGACCAGGCCATCGTTCTCGGCAAGGTTGACCGTGACGGCCCCGTTCCCCCCGGAGACGAGAGCATTGGCCCCGCCCTTGACCGGGTCGTCGCTTCTGCCGCCGCCCTGGTCCGACGACTGCCGGTTTGCGCCAATGAGCGTATTGCGTTCGTAGGTCACAGGACCCGCGATATCCGCCACGACACGGTAGCGCCCACCCGTGGTCAGAAGCGAGAACAGTGCCTCGCGGCCATCGTCACTGGTCGCCATCTCGCTCCCCTGAAGAGGCACCCGCTTGCCATGCTCGTCTTCGAGCATGAAGGTCGTCGTGCCCGGATGCGATTGCCGGAGCGTTATGGCAAGGTTCGTACGGCCGCGGGCCGTGAACCAGCCGCTGACGAGAGACGTGACGGTATTGGATGCCACCGTGTCCATGTGCCGTTCATAGCCCACGGCGACGTCCTCGCCATTGACACGGACGCCCTCGATGCCGACGAATGCGCCTTGGCCGTTCGTCACACCGCCATAGGAGACGGCTTCGCTGCCGCTGCCCATGCGCATGTAGTAGAAGAGGCGCGACAGGCCAAGGTGTGCCGTTCCATTGAGCCCGTACTCCGCGATCATGCGCGTCTGGTTATAGTCCTCATAGACCAAGGGTCTGCGCGACACCGATTGATGTGGCAACGCCCCCATCCAGTCGGCAGTACGTACCTTGGGTACGAGCGTCGTGTCCATGTGACGCCAGTAGAGGTTGACGTCGCCGACGTCGATCACGAAGGGAGCAACGTGATCATGCAGCCACCAGATCGACGAAAGACGGAAGTAACTCGGCGGCGACATCGGAGGAAGGAGTGCCGTATTTCCGTTCATCGAGACAGCGACACGGTCCGAGTATGTTGCGTCGGTCGACTCGGCTCGTCCGTGCGTCAGATTGGGTGAGTACAATCGCTCAAACTTATGACTGATGGTATGACGCTGCGGAAGTGCGACCTGGTCGTCGAAACGGTTGGCATTAGCGTCTTCCGTGAGAATGGACGTCGACTTGATGAACGAACCGCTGGGCTTACCGTCCTCTCCACTGCATACGGATTCCCGGTGATTCTGCCAGTAGACAATGTCGTTGACTCTGTTTGCGGTCTGCTTCGGCGACCGCAGGACGCTCGGCAGGAGATGGTCGCCGCACCCTTGGCTGAGGTGGAAGGCTTGACCGGCTGCAACGACCGGGAACGGTTCCGGGTACGGCGGATAGTCCGGCACATAGAGCATGAGCCCCATAGGAGAGTGATACGCACGGGTATAGAAGACCTGCGTGGCATCGCCCTCCATCCGTCCCCCTTGCCAGACAAGAGGCACTTCCAGTTCGTTCTGATGCAGGCGGCCATACGACCACAGAGAAGGATGATTGTCGCCGTACGCGGCAAGATTCCCCGCACGGATATACCGCAGTGACCCGGCCGCGAACTGCGTCGCTCCCGGCCCCTTCCATCCGGCGTGGATGCCTTCGATAGCGTCCGAATAAGCATAGATGTTGCCATCACCAACGGCAGCAACAACGGGGAATCCGATGTCGTGGATCGTCATGCCGTTCGTCATACTGATGACCTGGCCCGGCGGGATCACAGGAATGTCCGGGTTGGCAAGAAACACGTTCTCCACGATCCGGATGTTCCCCGTAAGTCCCGTAATGGGATGCTCGGCATAGGCGCTGCCGTTGAACTCACAGGCATAGGTCACATAGACGCGGGCACGGAATAGGGCCGGGTCGTAGCGTACGACAAGCGACGGGTAGGCGCACGTCCCCGTACCTGTCGTTCCCAGCGCCGGATCGGCGATGAGGCACGATACGCAGTGTTCTTCCGGACGCCAGCGGATGATGTCGATGGGTTCGGTCCGGTGCATGGGGTACGACTTGCGGTAGTAGACACGTTGGCCCTGCATGTTCACAGGACATGTTTCGCAATCGGCGCGGTGGTAGACGGCATGGTAGACAACCGAGTCGCGCGTTTCGTTATCGAGATGGGGGCCGACACCGACACCCGCTTCATGGGCATAGACGACCATCTTGCGCTGATTCACCCACGAGAGTTCGCCGTCGACCGGAATCGGAACGCCGGGGGCCACGGGAGCGAATGTCGAGAGGGCATAGATCCGTACTTCATATGCGCGCATGGGCGTCGAGAACGAGAGGATACCGTCGTTCATCGTGGACGTGTTGATCCGCTCGCTCTGGCCGTTCTGCCAGAACTCGCGGCCCACCAGATAGGGGATGCTGCCACCGGAAAGACCCGATATGGCAAGGTCGACAAGCGGTACGCCGTTCTCGCCGTACACCCGTGCGCTGTTGTTGACGACGAAGAGCCAGTAGACACCCGACGCCGTGTCCAAGTGCAGGGCCGTCGTGATGATCGGGATATTCGCTCCCTGCATATGCCAGGCTGCCGACGTCGACACTCTGCCCTGTAGACGTTCGTTCAGGAAGATCTTCGCATAGTGCGAGAACTCCGCCGAGGCATTGTCGATGGTCACCCGCTGGGCTCTGGCGAGCGTCATGTTGTTGGCCGCGTGTTGCCGCGGCTGACCACTCATGGGGTCCGTGCCGCCGTCTGTCGTCGTGAAACGTGCGTCGGTACTGGCTCCTTGCATCCATGAGGTCGCTTCCCACCACAGTGCGCCACGTGCACCGAGAACAGCGGGGCCGAAGAGGTTGAACCGGGCTTCTTCCGGCGTCAGGTTCCGCATTTCCTGATAGCTCCGAAGAAACTCGTCGTTGCGGGGGTCAGTATCACGGCCGACGTAGTCGTCCCCACGTCCCTGCACGATGACCATTGCGGCTGTTTTGTCGCACCGCTGTGTCGCCTTCACCTGATTCCAGAGCGTCGTCAGAAAGCCATACAAGACTGCCGCCTCATTCAGGCTCTGCGCCGGGTCCTGCGTCCGGCTACTGATGACCGGGCGTCCATTGGCGATGACCGGCACGCCACCGGCCCGAAGCGTATCGAGCGTGAACGTGTGTCCATAGACATAGTTGTCGAACAAATTCACATCATGAGCATTTCTGTAATACTCAAAATCGTTCGCCCAATTGTAGTTCATGTAGATGGGCTTGCCCGGTGTGCGCCAGCGCATCGTCCGGTAGTAGCTTCGCATCATGGGCGGCACGGTCAGCGGTGTGCGCTTCGTCGCCACCGTATCGTCGAACCGGACATGCCACTTCCATGTGGGACCAAGCAGATTGGACGGCTCGTCGGACGCATACCAGCCGAGGAACGCGGGATGATTTTCCACGGTTCCGTTCATCATGAGACCGAAATAGTTCGGCAGCGTCCCCGCCGCCGGTCCGCCTTCTGTGGTCGTGAAGTCGAAACTCACAAACTTCTGGTCCCCGGCAGGTGCGCTCATGCGGTTGTAGGCGTCATGCTCGGTGCAGGAGAGATGTGGCAGCACGCGCAGCCTCCGAGACCAGGCCCTGTTCATGTAGGCCGTCAGCCCCGTGACGTTCTCCGCCGAATTGTAGAAGTAGGCCGCGCTTCTCGTATCCGCCGCCGGGACAGGATCGCCCATATACGTCCGGTCATCCGTGAAATGCAGACGTTCGGCACTGATGGTGTTGTAGATACGCGCGTAGTCGTCGAGCTGACGGTCATCGATCATGCCGGAATCGGCGGTGAAGTTGATTCCCATGACATTGGCGTAGTCGCCCGGCGAACGCCATGTTTCTGTACGCCACTGATCACGGAAGTAGAGCGTATCGAGAGTGCCGCCCGTGCGGTTCGGGATGCCTGTGTGAAGTCTCACGCCATACCATCCGAGCGGCAGGAAGGGCTTCGTCACGCCCAACGCCGACGTCGTGTCGACGGCGAAGTCGTTCTCCAGATGTGTCGGCAAGGAGTTCATGACGATGAGTTGGTCCGCTTCCGCTGCCGCACCCGACGACATATACATGATCCCGACGTCCTCGCGGCGGCGCACGTCATAGTCAAGGTTGCCACTGAACATGTACTTGACCCTGCTGGCATTGAAGGCCGCCGGTGACCATGTCGTGACGGTTTTCTTCTGCCAGACACCGCCTGCAATCGAGCAGGACAGCAGATGCGATGCCGTGATGGTACCCGATACCTGACGCTGGGCCATGATAAGAACCTCGTCGGCTCCGGCATTGTCGGTATTTCCTGCTGTAAGGCCGAATACCCGCGTTGGAGAAGCATCCGCCGTCGGGAAGGTGTACGTGAGGGGATGAAGCCCCCATCCGCCCATCGATTCCATCGCCATGAGCATGACGGCGGCACCGCTCTTCATGAGAATAGCGATTTCATCGTTGCCGTCGCCGTCGATGTCGGCGCGGGTGACGTGCATGACATTGGCGAAGTCGATACTCCCGACGCTCGGTGTCGCTACCTGCGTTACCGTCCACGGCGTCCCCGCCTGAAGAAGATAGACGCGCTGGTCCGTGCCGTCCTTCCAATAGGCGACGACTTCGTCCGTGCCATTGCCGTCGAAGTCGCCTGCAACGGTATGCGTGACCTTGCGGACGTCGAACGTTGCGTAGGCCCATGTTGCCGCCGTCGTCCGGGTAAGGATATAGTCCAGCGGATTGACATGATTGAGCAAGGAGTCGTTCGAGAGTTGGTAGACGACGGTTTGCGCACCGTCATCATACAAGAGCACGATTTCATCGCGGACATCACCCCTGACGTTGCCGCTCACGGCTCCCATGATCCACTGCGGATCGATGGTGGCATCGTCGTACCGGAGGATCGTCGGATGAGTCGTGTTGCTCCCTTCCAGCATGATGTCGTATTTGCTGACGATGGCACTGTCGAGTGCGTCGCGGCGAACACCAAGACCCTCGATATCGTTGTCGCGGTACGACCCCCCGTCGCGTGGTCGGCTGTCCGTCGGATTCGTCACCCGGTAGCCACGTGATTCGACGGAGAAGATCTGCATCCTCTGTATGCCTGGTGGCCCAACTCGTGGTATCGATTGCAGGAGCATGATCGACGGTATTGGCGTGACATACTGCGTCTCGCCATTGATCGTCGTATCCTGCGCGCCATAGTACCGGCCAACCATGAGAGAGCGGACGTTCTCATAGTTCAACGAGTAGTCCGGTCTTCCGCTGGCGGGTACTCTATTAGGCCGAAGGTTATAGAGTCCGAATGTATCGGCTACTACCCATCTAATCCCATTCCATTCTGTAACGTCAGGAGCAACCCACTTCCGTGCATAGGCCTCTGAAGTCCACACATCGAACTCCCGTAGCCGCTGCGCTTGCATGGTGGTTTGCCCTGCCACCACGAGAACAACGATGACGAATAGTCTCATGTACATTACGACCTCCGATTGAATAGATAGAATGGCCCGCCCCTATGCCGCTACGATGCAGCATAGAAAACGGACTCTTGTGAACGATCAGGATGAGCCCCCGCTTTCCCTGACCACACACGTCTACTGCACCCCAAACGTCAAGACCTGCCGTGTCTTGACAGGGTCTCTATCGTTTGACGACCATGCTTTGCCGCACGCCGGATTGTGCAACGCACCGTACGAGATAAGTACCCGATGCAACGCCGCTCATGTTGATCTGAAGTATCCCGCTCTCTGCTCCAGGCAGGTCCATGACCACTCGTCCGAGCATATCGATGAGTTCGGCAGTTGTTACCGGACTCTCGGCGTTGACCGTCAGAATATCGTTCGCCGGATTCGGGAAGACCTGCAATGGTGGTTGTGCGCCGGGCTGTGGCTCCGGTTCTACACTCGTTGTCCAGAACGGTTTCAAGAGGACCATATATGGCATTTCGTCGCCATCATTCTTATACCCCGCACCCCATAGTGTATCGGTCAAGCAGGCACCCCGTGAGAAGGACCATCCGCCAAGAAGCAGATACCCTTGGTATCCTGTGGCCCACTTTACTTGATCGTAGGTAAGGCCTAGAAGTGAAGAGATGAAGACTGGCTGATACTCGCGGTCGATGATCGCAAAACTGGCTTCCAGATGTGCGCCGCGTACACCCCGATAGTAGGCTGGCATGTACGGGAAACTATCCGGTGTCGAGCTTTCCTTAATTCTGTTGTTGTATGCCCAACGATAGTAGTGCCCATCTCCTGTCGGAACGAAGTTTGGGTAGAGAGGCCGGGTTTCCCACGGGGCCCATAGATAGCGCGGTCTCCCATCCAATCCGAACCGGAGAACGAAGGAGTGATTTCCCTTGGTCGTCGAGTCGTATCCGGGCACTCCGATCGCCGCCATGCGTGGGAATTGCGAGAATAGCCGACGGTAGTCCTGCTCGAACTGCATGAAGATTGTGCTGTCGTTTTCTTTTCTTAGCTGGAACATGTAGTCATCGCCTGTCGTCGAGATGAGCGTACTCCAGAGAAGAGTCCCCTCGGTCGAAAACCGGGTGAGCAGTGCTTCCCTGGCACCTTTCTGCTCCGTCATCCATGCGCCGGGTGTGACCGGAAGTAGGTACGGATCGACTTCGCTCATACCGACAATGACGCCGCCCTGTCCGTCGCAGGCAATCCCTCCCGGGTGGGAACCGACATAGACCGTGTCCATCGGATCCCGTCTATCGAGGCTCGACCAGTACGTTCCCCAGCGGAAGTGCTTCCCGTCGGTAGTAATGGAGGTGATCCCGATGTCATAGCGGCGCGGGAAATTGGGCTTTCTGTTCAGCAGGGAATCCGTGACGTCGAGATCATCGCTCGTTGTCGCATAGACGACGTAGATATTCCCATGCTCGTCAGTGGATACGAACGGATGTAGTTCGTCACCTGAACCACCAACCAAGGTACACCACTGCAAGCGACCATCTGGTCCCATCTTCATGACCAAGATGTCATTCAATCCTCGTGGAAATTCCTGATACGTTCCAGAGGAACGTGGGGGCCTTGTGATTGCAGTAATCACGGCTACCAAGTTGTTATCCCGGTCGAAGGTAATCTTTCCTTCTCCTTGCAACTCGTAGGTTCCACCGTACGTTGACCAGAGGATACGCCGATCCCGCGTCATTTTCGTCGTTCTGGCCACTCGCTGCGGGATCGAATCGTCGACCAGTTCCGGCGTAATGGGGATCGCGGGGAAGAACGGGGCGTAGCCCCATAGCCAGATGTTCCCTTCGTTGTCGAAATTCGCTCTGGCGTTTTCTTCCGCGTAGGTCGCGAACATGATCCGGGGATCGGAGATCATGACGGGGTCCAGAACCTGCACTTCCGTTTCCAGTCCAAGTAGCTGCTCACCATCCGTCGTCATACCCTGAAGACGCGGTGCGGCCACAGCGTCCCGCACACCGAGCGCACGACTGAGATCAAGCCCCTTCGTCGGTCCAATCGGCATTTCCTTCACCATACCACGAAGACCAAGCGACATGTGGCCATAGTTCGCACTGGCGACCAATGCGCCGCCGCCCGACGTGCCACGAATCACGAGACGGCGGTATGCCTTTACCTCGATACCATCAGGCCACTCGTCATTGTAGATGCGCACAGGGTAGTCGACCGCTTCTTCCGGTTCGATGCGCGTACCTGCTCTGTTCGTGAACGTCGTGAAGGTGGTTGCGGCACGGGTCGTATCCCACCTGCCACGGACACGGGCCCCGATACCGGACGTCGTCACCTGATACGTGGCGTCTGCCGTGCCCGTCACATACCGGACGCCCCCACCCTTCGACGGGTAGGCGATGAACACATCGCCCGGTTGTGCTACTGCGGACATGCCGCTGAACAAGAGCAGGCACGTCACTATGTATGGACAAACGGTATTTCGTATTCCTGACGCTATCATGGCGGTATTCCTTGTGACTATACGGTAGTTCATAACCCTCGCCTCCAACCTACGACATCAGGCAGTTCATCCCACCTTAGCAAAACCTTTACTGAAAACCTGCCTGTTCCCTCCATTCCGGCCCTGAACAAGAGAATGAGGCTGGTAACCAGCGACTTGTTACCACAGCCGGCCTTTACCGGATGAGCTTGACCGTATGAAAGGCGTCGCCAATACGAACGCGCACGACGTAGACCCCACGGGGATAGGCCCAGAGGTAGGAAGCCAGGTCGATACGGGTCGTACCAGCCGGGTGCTGCCGTGAGACCAGAAGTGATGATTCTCCTGTCACCCCAACGATATACGCAGAAACCAGCGCGGGTTCGGCGAGGGTGAGTTCCAGGGCGTCGCCCATCAGTCTGGCTGAGGACGTCGTCAGCGCAGGGGTATCGTCCTCATGAACAGATACTGCCGGATCGATGCTATAAAGGATAATGGCGCAACTATCCCACCCTCCGGTGGTACTGGTCCAGACACTGGACGTACCAAGAAGATCAGGCCAGCCGTCACCCGTTTGATCGTCGATGACGGTCGGATATCCATAGCCTGAATACTTGGGATCGTCCTCCGACACCTTCCATCTCGCAAACGGTTTATGGAGATTGTCGGCATAGCAGAGATACCTGTTCATGAAGATGACGGGCCGGTCCGTACCAAGACTGTAGCCCAGATTCTGAGTTGGGCCGACACCCATCACATACACGTCCTCCGGTAGCTGTTCGGCCAAGACGAAACGGCCCTTGGTAATGTCGAAGCGTTTGATGATGTATGGGGCCGAAGGAGCCTCCCGGTGGCTCATAATGAGCCATTCGCGTCTGGCCGCCGTATCCGTGATGCAGAACGCCTCTCCAAAATCCCCGTGGTCGGTAGACGAGAGAACCGAGCTATGGAGAGAATCGCGGGCCACCGCGTGGACCCACAGCCAGTTGTCGTACCTGACGATATTCAGGTCATAGATGATGAGCCATGAAATGTAGTCGTAGGAATCCTTTTCATACTGGATGAGACGCCACGTCCCTGCCATTGAGCGGAAGAAGGCCCTCACGTGCCGGTAGGTCCGGTACCCTACTTTCTCGATGTTGGCGACGCGCGCACAGCCTTTTCCAGCCTTCGGGCCGCCCATAACAATGCTCATCATTCTGCCGTTGTCGTACCGATGATCAAGGGTAACGGCGTCGAGGAAACCGTCGCCGTCAATATCGGCTGAAGGGCCGAGACGTTGGATACAACTGTCATACGCGATGGTATCGATGGGAACGAAGGACAAGGGCTGGTCCTTGCCACACTGCCAGACGACGCCGCGCTCGTTGATGTATTCGAGTGGCGGAATACCATCATAATCCAGTTCACGGATCGTGGTTGCGCCGTCGATGCCACGCCAGTCGAACAGATCCGTCGTGTCGAAGGGCCGGGTATTCCACAACACGTTGCCGCGCCCGTTCCGAATGGTCGTCGAGACGACGTTGATACCTTCTCGTCCGCCAACGTTCTTCAGGTATGTTATGCCTTCAGGTGGCTTTCCTTTGAGTAGCCACGTCTTGACCGGTCTGAGCATTCGTACCTGGGATGTATCGAATGGCTCTTGCCCGAAGAGTGGCGACAAGGTCGTAGCCAGGAGCCCAACACAGAATAACGTAGCCAACGTTCGCATAGACGCCTTCACAATGATAGAGGGTATTCACACCGTCCGCATTTGCCTTGAGTCAGTAGGATGCCGGTCAGGTGTAGAGACAGGCTCCTCGTGCGACAACCTGTGCAAGAGTACGCTTGAATATACCTTAGCAAAACCTTAACTACTCATTGTTCCTCGGCGGCAGTACCCGTCGTGTACTGCGGGCGTCCTTGCAGTCCAACATTCATACCCGTCGGCCCACACGGGCGAGGTTCCGATGTCATAGGTCCCTTGATGGGGTCCCGTGTGGGGCGACCGGGATGGGGTAGTGTTGTCAAACCCTGGGGGTACTGAAGCCATTCCATGATGACGAAGGCTGTCTCATCGAAGTCAATGCCCATGACCGTGATCCTTGTTCCGGAAGGTGTCCGCGTTGTGTTCGGTCGTACTGCCGGTATCGTGCAGGACCATCTGCAATGCTGCTTCGAGTGTGTCGGCACGCAGTTGTGCCGCTTCCAGTGTCTCATCCTCTCGGTGCCGCAATCGCCAGTCGACGGCACTGACCGTGACGCCGAAACGCTCGGCCAGACGTTTCCGTAGTCCTCGCGGCAGATAGGGGCGCCGGGTTGTTCGGCTGGATACCGGGTCAAGGTCTGATGGCTGTGACATTCTGTGATACCCTCTCTGCTATACGCCCGTGAATACAAGGCAGTACGCGAACGGCCGCACCACTATATTGTAGTACGACTGCTTACGTCGCATTCAAAGAGACACAAATGAGGACATCTATACTCATCTGTGGCTGTTTGTATACAATCGAGGACAATATAGTACGCTGTACTCTTCAGCGCAAGAAAAAAGTATGTCGAATCAGATACCCGAAAAGCTCAGAAAGTTCATCAACATGGCTTTCGATGGGAAGGCGGCAAGCTTGGCTACCGCACTCCATATCGATCGTACATTGGTATATCGGTGGCTGGATGGGAGAGAGATTCGGTCATCCGTGCTGGGGGCACTTCTGAAGCTGGGACTCAGTATCGACTGGCTTCTTGACGACGATAGCGTGGGTACCGCAGGGATGTTTGCCGATAATGAACAGGGACGGAAGCTTCGTGTGCAGTATTTTGAGACGGATGGGCAGTAGTAGCCATTGGGGGCTGTACAATGTCATCACAAATGGAGATTAGAGAATATGGACCATATCGACCGTGATTATCGCATTGTTTGTGGAGAAAAAGTTTTGCTCATTCGTGGCGCATCGGGCAACGTCACCCTGAGCCTTCCAGCGAAAATGACGGCTAACGATATGGTAAAAGCCTGGCTCAAAAAAGGAACGGCATCGGCATATTAAATCACGCTTACTTCGCGCCACCAGGCACAATCTTATGTGGTTGAGGGGATCGTCCGAACTGGGACGAAGGGTTTGTTTCCAGCCGATAATCCAGCCGATAATTATACTATTGAGATACACATTATTGGCCCTTGCGATGACAGCCGATGGCATGACCTTATCAATATTCTTACGGCCCAATAGCTCGATCTGGAGCGTTGCCCAATCCGGTATGATATGCTGCTGGAGAATCGAGCGCAGCATCCCATTGCAACTCGCATCCGCAATTCTAGCTATTAGGAAATAGATCCGGACCATGCTTTGAGTCAGGCATTCTATCAAGAAGCAGCTTGGTGTGATTCGTGATATAGATATCGTCATCCCACGTAGACAGCCCCGAATACGCACGCAGGATACCCATGTTCACCAATGCGTTGATATCACGAGCTGCAAGGCGCTGGGTCTGAAGATACTCTCTTGCCATTTCAGGATTCAGCATAACAATCTCTTCGCGTGTATACGGCACCCCAATCTTCAGGCTCAATGCGAGTTTACGACGTCGTTTCGTAGCCTCCGAAGTGGTCTTCTTATCGAACTGCTCATAGATGTAATGCGACCATGTGATGGTCGTCACGCAAACCTGTGCAACGGCCAACGTTTCTTTAATCTTGTCACAGAGCCCGCGCACAGCATACTTGATGAACGAACTAAGATCGTTGTTACGTCGAGCGACGTCGAATTGACGATAGTATTCGCTCCTCGTATCATTGTAGAAATTCGACAACAGCGTACAGGTAATGACCGGCATTCCTGCTCGAACAAGGATATAGAATTCCAATAGCCGCCCTGTCCTCCCATTACCATCGCCGAACGGGTGAATCCATTCAAGATACACGTGTGCTACGATTGCTTGGACAATGGCATCGTACCAATCGTTCTTGTATTCCGGGTAATGGAATTCGAGCCGCATCCAGTCACATAGGCGTTCGACAAGGTTGGCTACCTTACTATAGTCAGGCGCTCTATAGCTGCCTACATAGCGATTATCTTGTCTGAAACGACCCGGAATGCAATCGATGTGATCGCCAAGGTTCTTTGAAACCAATTGATGGAAAGTACAGATAAGATTAGGCGTGACAGGCAGTTCCTTCCCCGCGAGAATATCATCTATGATCGTATTCATCGCGTCGAGAATGTTGCGGACCTCGACACCTAGATACTCCTTGCTCACTGGTAAGGATATCTGTTGATCATACATTCTGTCAACATCTTCCTGTGTCAGAGTATTTCCTTCAATGGCGGTCGTTGCTAACGCCCCCTTTCGCAGGAATACAGATAGCAGGTGTTGATGTTCCTGTGGTAGCAGTGGCAGTTGAGTAAGAACACGGGCATAGGCTTCGCACTGACCAAGGAAACGTGCGGTTTCCTTGTCAATATCCCACCGTTTCGTGAATGAAAGATGGGGGAAGTCTTCGAGCGATACGGACATGATTGCGATCCCAATGGTAGCCGCAAATCTAGCATGTTGAGTGCCAATGTGCTAGTCGCTATTCTCTCGATAACTAACGTGTGATCACCGCAACCACTTGACTTCAATATTGGTTGCCATCATTGCTACTTTTCAGAATACTGGACATTCAACCGCCATTATTCACACCCTAGTTGTTCACAAGGGCCGTCTGCGCTGCCAGATGATGCCGCAGAAGGACGTGATCGATAGCCAGGAGTTCCGCAGCCGGTGGCATCTCATGCAGGAAGCGCAGCACGTGATCTTCCAGCGTATCATGAACGGAATCCGGCACGTCTACCGGCACCCATCCTGCATCAGGCACGTATGATTCAAGGTGGCCGAATTCTATCGTACGGCCATGACGACAGATGTTGACGCCAAAGAGTATCCGATGGGGCACCGGATCTCCATCGGAGTCGTAGGCCGTCGTCCCGACGGCATCACAGATACCGGATGCCTGGTCATCCGTGAGCGTGAGTGAATACTCCGTCCATTCATTCCAACGCCGGGTGGTATGGATGTTGGGATTCTCTTCCAGGATGCAAGCATGTCGTTCGGCAAGGACGGTGAGAATAAGCACGGTCGTTCCTCAAGGTTGGTTGTGTGTGGTGAAGTAGTTCGCAGGCTATGCGCGCCGCTGCAATTCTCGGATGACCGCGCGCAGGCGGGTGATCTCCCGCTGCGCCTCATCAAGTTCTTCATCACGCCTGTGTGACGCTCGAAGCGCATCAAGGAGGTCTTGTCTGGCTTTATCGTCACGGCGACGCTCGTCGGGCGTACGATCGCTTCGTCCATTCCGGTACCCGTCCGAGTACCCGAGCTCGTAGGCCCTTTGTGCGTTCTCTCTCACGATCGATTGATGCCGTGGTACGGGAATCGTGGGAGTCGTGTCGGCTGAGATGCCACCGCCGTACATGTCGGGAAGCGTCATGATCTTCGGGCTCTTGAATGACCAGTCCTCGAAGAGTAATCGCCGCTCGGCCTTGGGGAGCCAGTAGTCTTGCTCGCGGTGATACCCAGCGCTCACAAGCTCTTGTAGTATGGCGATCATGCCTGTCCATGATGCGGCGGACGCCGGACTACGCACGTGCATGACCCGTGTCCGGAGTGAGACGAGGCGCGTAGCCAATGACCGTATCAGTGACACATCCCCCGCGTCGTGCTGCGCTGCGAGCGCGTCTGCTTGCTCGTAGAACCGTTCCGCTTCGTGTATATCGTCCACTACCTAAGTCCTCACGAAGTGGGAAGATGCCCTTGAAGCTGCCAGCGACGCTTTGCCGGACACACGCAATGGGGTCGAACCATTCGGCCAGTTGCAGCCATTGCGCCGTCTGCGTGACCCGGTCGGGCCACTCATGCCACGTCAGCCACCGCCAGCGCAGATACCTGGCCCATTCACTGAGGAACGGGATCGTCGAGAGCGAGCGTGGGAGCATGTCGCCGTTCGGTGTCCAGTCGTCGGCTCCATCGCCATCGAGGGGCCGGAACGGGATGGTCACGGCTGGCGGCGGAGTATCCGATGGCAGGTGGGCCTCCGGCCAGGTGCGCGGCACGAGAACCAGCGTCAGGAGCCCGGAGCTGACCCAGCGCCGCAGCTCCCCGGCCGTCGCCATAGCCTGCAGGGCGGTCTGGACGGCCACCCTCCACCGCTTCGACGCAGATGCGTTGTCGCCAGGGTGCGGATCCTGTGCCGGTGGCGGAGATACCCCGCCGCCGGGCACCTGCCCCGCGATTCCCCCGCACCCCCTGGATTCAATCGGACGGTCTTCCTCTGGAGGAGGTAGAGACAGAGATAGATATAGAGTAGTGGGCAGGGGGGTGAGGCCCCCGGAATTGGAGGGGGCAGGGGGATGGGAGGTACCTTCCTGGTAGGTCCCTACCCCATACTGGGTAGGTAGAGAAGGGGTTTCATCTGAAGATAGGGTCATAGGCAGGGCGGTGCCTGGTTCATCATCGGACGAGTCCGGTGTTTCTGCCGCACGTTCCCACGGCGGAATGACGTCGGCGGCTGTTCGCGCCGAAGTAGGTGCCGGAGACTTCTCCCCCGGCCCCGTGGTCTGCTGGTCTCGTGGGGCAAGGTGCTGTGCGTGGGCTTCGCGCCACGCACGGTAGGCGCCGTTCTCGCACCCTGGAATGATCGACGGGTAGGCCGCATACTCTTCTTCGTCGCGCTGAAGTAATCGCTGCCAGTAGGTGAGTTTTGTGGCCGTATTGTCTCGCGGGATCCGGGGTATCCATAACAGGCTCTGGTCATAGACGATAAGCCCCGCATTCGTCAGATTCCGGAGGCAGTCCAGGACGCGGTCCTGGCCGATCCCGGTATGGAAGGTGATTTCCCTCTCGTCGATGCGATACAGGCCCGTCAAACTGACGCGCGGATTGTTGAGAAGAAAGAGGTAGAGAAGGCTTGCGTCAGGGAGAAGTCCGGCGCGGTACATCTCGTCATAGACATCGTGCCGTATTCTATATGCCTTATCAGCCATTGGTTGCAATCCGAGATGTTGGTGTGGCAGTAGCCGGAATCGAACCGGCGACGAGACGTTGTAGTACTCGTCGTGCGACCAGCAACTACTGCCAGGAGCCGCCCCCGCGCATTGCCCTGCGGCGGCGGCTCTGACATGGGACCACATAGCCCCGCATACACGGAGCTATACTACTGCGCTCCGCTGCCCATACCCGTTGGTCTGTTCGTCTGAGGACCGTCACGCTGTGCGAGTAGACCGATCAGAATCGGTGAATATCCCTTTTCATGTTCTCGCTTCATGGCGACCGTCACGGCGTGAATGAGGTCAGTAGCCTCGATGTTGTACTCGCCGCTTTCTCCGTTCTCACGCGTAATGCTGATGATGAAACGGAGAAGTGGCGCTCGGCCTGTGCGTTCGTAGTGCTTCCGGAACTCGCACGGCGATTCCTCTCGTCGTGGTGATTCCGAGGAATGGGGGTCATCATCCTGGATCATGGTCATGCTCCTTGTCCTTTACGCCATCCCGGCGCATCGTGTGAGAGTAGGCATTCCAAAAGGGATCGTGTCCCACCAGCGTGTACAGGGCTTCTGAGGCCCTGAGTGGAAGACGCTGTTTAGGGAACCAGACTTTGCTGACATATCCGCATGACCGTTCGACGTAACGTGAAAGGTCATAAGCCGATATACCAATGTGCGCTAGCATCTTGCGCAGTTGCCAGCCAGCGAGAACCGGAATGTCGACGTAGTCCGGCAGTAAGGCATCATCTCTTGGTTTCGTCACGGTACGCCTCATGTCTATTCGCGGGTGTTGTCACGATAATTCGTGATTGTTCAAGTCTATTCCGGATTGTTCCTGCGTATTCGCGGGGTCTGCACCCATTCCCATCGCAGGTGTGGCCTCATGATGCGGGAAGAGAGGCGAAGAAGTACCGATAGGAGGCACTTCAATGCCGTCATTCTGCATCGTTGCCATACTGTCGCCTGGGAAAGGGCTCTCCCCTGTCATCGAGGAGACATCCACCAGGACGCCGGCACCGATACCGAAGAGCGTTCTCTTCGCTTCCTGTGTCATGAGAATGAGTCCGGCATCCTCATGATGGACGACACTGTCAACCGGAACGAGCATGACCTGGCTGAGCTGTGTCAGTACGCTCCGTTGCTGATGTTCCGGCATGTACTCGAACCCCGGCGGAGTATGGTACTCCGGAAACACCACCTGGACGTGGAAGAAGCCAAGGCGTGGGACGTCTCTGGCAATCGCCGGATCGACGACGAGGAACAGATAGACGAAATAGCCAGGAGCGGATCGAGGAAGAACGAAGTCGCCATAGTGGATCGGGCGGGCTTCATGGCGTTCTTGTTCTGTGTGCTTGGCAATGTCGCTCATGGTCAATCACGGAAATGTGGTGAGAGATTGTTTGATACGCCGGGCATGTTCGGCAATGGAATTGGGCGTGCTCCGCATACCCGCGTTCTGCTGTTGCAGCGACGCGAGTGTGGTTGCCTGACCGAGCATGTATGCGCGGTGGGCAATGACGTCTTCACGGAACAGCCGGGCATCCCGTTCGTTGCCTGGGAATGGATAGGTGTATCGCAAGGTGCCGTCGTCCATGAGACGCGCGATGATCTCGACACTGACGCCGAGATACCTGGCAGCGAATGGACGGCTCCAGAGGGGTTCCTCTTCCGTGCATTGCCGTCTCATGGGCGTGACTCGTACGAGGGTGGTATAGGGTGACATCTCACCTGCCGATTACCATGTCTCATGCCATCTCCTTGTCATCGTCCGGAAGAGTGACGGCAACGCCGGATTGTGCGAGGGCAAGCCCGGCAGGGGCCGACATGTCGTACATCGGGCCTTCTCCCTTGAACAGCCAGTTCAGGTTGAACCCGAACGCCGTCAGAGTATAGAGAAGCTTGCAGGCCGGAAGCTGCTGGCCAGACCAATAGCGCCGTATCTGGAGCTGACTACGGCAACCCAATTCCACACAGGCGATCATTTCCGTTCCGAAATGGGCCAGACAGACCGCCTTCAAACGCCGTCCGAATGCCACCGGGTCAAACACAGGGTGATTGTGCCTGTATTTGTCCGGTGCGACAGGGAAAGAATCCATACGCAGTACGTTGAGCAAAAGTGATCAACAAGAAAAGTCGACAAATGCTGTTGCAAAATTTGGTTGCAGATTATGCGTGCAAATTTTGTAATCTTGTTTTGTCAGCAAAAATTACAAGCAATTTCTTGCTGCAAAACTTTAGGTCAAAACTAGTGCGCTTGCGTGACATCTGCAAATGCTCACGAAAAAGAAATTATTGAAGGAGGCGATACGGCATGGAGGGATTTGTTGAACGGCTACAGTTTGTTGTCGATCTCGGCTTCGATACTCAGCTTGAAGCCTGCTACCTACTCGGAATATCAGGTCCTGGTCAACTGAGACGGTACTTCCGGGGACTCGGAAGCCCTTCCTATGAAGTCCTGGCCAGCATACTGCGAAAGGGGTTTTCTGTTGACTGGCTGATGGAGGGACTGGGATCGATCTTCACACCCAACGAGAACGGCGAAACGATGCGGCGACGGTTTGCCGTACAGTATGTGCGTCAGAAGCGAAGCCTGAAGGAATGCCCTGAAGAGTTGCTGGGTCTTGTTCGTGCGGAAGAGAAGCGGGTACGTGAAGAAGAGGAAGGAAGCACTGCGTCGAAACCAACGACACGGTCCAGGTCCCGCAGTAAAGAATAATCCAAGAATAGAAGCAGGAACACCCGTATGGCAAAACAGCGGCGTACCCGGCGTATTGAAAGACTGCGAACGGACGGCGTTCATATTCGGACGGAGGAAGGTCCGGGGGACACCCGCCGATTGATTTGTCGCAAATGCTTGAGAATCGCTTTTCTGACACGACCGCAATGGTGCAGCCTTCCCGTCTGGAGAAAGGAATGTACGCGAAGCAACCGCCGTTACCTGATTTCCAAAGGCTTTAGAGTTGCCTTCGATCCCAAGGACGAGACGCTGCGGACAAGGGCAGAACGGCGAATGCTAGAGGAACTTGACCGTCGAAGGTTCGGAACGAAGGATCAGTCGTAGCAAGCGGCACAACGCACAGCACAATGGCAAAACGTACTCCAAAATCACATCCTGGTTCGATCTATGCGCCGAGAGGCACGCAGCGCCTGTACTTGAAGTACAAGGGCTTGCGTGTGGCGACCGGCCTCATAGACACGAAGCAGAATCGGAAGTTTGCCGAGCAATGGATATGGGATCTGTATCGCATTCACCACGGCATGAAGCCGGTCATGCTGCAACCGGACGGAACGATGCCACAGTTGGCAGACGTACATCAACCGGCGCAGATCGTCATCGTATCAGGGCAGGTACCGGGAGCGATACAAGGGCGACCGTTAAACCTGCAAGCAGGAGTATCAGCAGATGGACAGCTTGTCTACACCACCGTGCAGCACAGCGAGTCACAGAGCAATGTTGTAGCAGAACAGAATATTCTGCCTGCTGTACCTCCAAATGAGAACAAGGAGGTCACGACGCTTCAGTACACAGATGTTTGGACAGAGTATGAGTTGCATTTAGCGGCAAGAGACCTTGATGATAACACGCGAGACGACTATAAGTGGATCGTACCGAAAGTTATTGCGGACGATAAACGTACTATCTCTCGTATTGACATTGAACGACAGCTAGCAGCATGGAAACGGCGGGAATCACATCTCGGCAGTACATCCGTGAATCTCTACCTCAGGAACTTTGCGTCCTACTGTAATTTCTTGTGTGACAGGGAGCTACTTGATAGGGAGGTAAATCTTAAGCAGTTCCGCAAGAAGGGCAATAAACCCAAGAATGAAATATACCAAGACTATGAGTTTTCACGGGTCATCGAATACTTCAACACCCACGTACCAAAGAATGGCAAAGTGGGACCATATCGCCAGGTTTCACGCTTGCTCAGGTGGTTCCTTGCGTCAGGATTCCGCATTAAGGAGACACTACATCTCTATCGCAGTAATTTCAACCTACGCGATCGTCGCATTGAGGTTTATAACAAGAGAACAAAGGACACAGAGTATTTCCCTATTACTGATGAGATACTTACCATCCTGAATGAATTACCGAAGAATCAGCAAAAGTTGTTCACCTGGAAGTACTCGTCTACATCGGCCATCATGAGGATGATCAAGGCAGGATTTGAAGCCGTGGGATTGAAAGCTCGTCGGGGCTTCCACACGTTCCGGAAGACCTTTGCAGACCAGTTATATCAACACGAGGTCGATCTATTTGATCGTCAAAAACTATTGCGTCATCGCGACATCCGAACTACCGTGAACTCATACTCGTATACCGAGAATGGTCGGTTGGGAACGGTAATGGAGAAAGCAAATAAGAAAAAGAACCAGGCTGCCGTCAGGGCGGCTACAAAAGTTGATGCAGGAAAGAATCCAGCGCGTGGTAGCACACAGAGCAGGCGTACTACTGCCAGATCAACAGCACCACAGAGCAGACGCGCCCGTACAAGTACAGGTAGTAGCCGTAAGACGTCCAAAAGTAAGATAGACTGA